GCCAAGGAATATTCAAAGTTCCAGTACAAGACTGTCGAGAAAAACGGTAGCGCGAAAAAATACGGCAATGCTTTGGATTGGTTGGTTGATGCAGGCTTGATCAAGCTGGTACACAATGTGAGCCTGCCCGAAATGCCGCTCAAGGTTTATGAACAGCCTGAAAAATTCAAGGTTTATGTCACAGACATCGGTCTTGCGACACACCAATTCGGCTTTGAAACGCAGTCGGCTGAAATGGACGGGAATGTTAAAGTTGTCCGACTCGTGCTGGAAACGTGGAAGGTGTTGCTCAACGATTGGCTGACATCATTAACCGAAAGCTTATGGAAGTTTACCACACCGATAAGCCGTATGCGGTTGTGAAGCCGTTAGACCAGATTGAATACAATGTAAGTACCGGAGAAGGAAAACCGCCGAAAGTGATTCGAGGTATTAGAGGTACCGGTATGAACATCGGTATCGATATCGATTGTTCGGAAAGGATTGATGTCGATGGAGCTTTGGTCGACCCGCGTGTGGCCGTTAGTAGGCTGTTCAAAGACGGCCTACTTCCTATCCAGACGTTTAGTGTCGAAACGACATCTACCAAATCGACCGAAGATCGTCTTACGTCTCAGGACACCGACGACGATAAGTCTCTAGCCACAAAGGTTGACGCCAATATTGCAGCTGGTCACGAAGCAATGGGTGACAGTATCGACAATAGTGGCGAGAAGGCAAAGGTCGCCGCATTGGTGCAACGTATGGGCGAAATGCCGAAACGAATCGCTCTACTGAATGGTATATCGGATAACTACTTGGATGGTTCTGAACCCGATACATCGTGGGCTGAGGCTCCGTTCAAGTTGCCTCCGATGTCAAACGATGCGTACCTGAATTTGGTTAATACGGTCACTGCATTGAGCGATTACATTATCAGTTCTACCGCCGACCGTTTCAGTGACGGCTACAAGCCGGTTGCGTATGATGGCATCTTTATGAACCGTAATATCCGATTTGCCACGAATGAAATTCCTCGTGGCAAGGAATCAATTACGCTGGAAAAATATGCCGAGACAATGAACGCTATCTTGGACGGTTGCGAGAATGCAACATCGCAGCCCGAAGCATTGCGTTTGATTAAGTCTGCTCGATTGGCTGTCGGTGCTATCAAGTTGTTTGAGGAAAACGTATTTAATCTTATCGCCGGTAACTTTAAGCCATACACTAAGGATCTCGATGTAAAGGAAATCGAATCTAAGCGTAAGGCTACCGAGCTTGCTGACAAGTATCAGAATGCTATGGTAAGCGTTACGAAGATGGACGCGTTGACTGGCTTCCCGTTGACCAAGGTATTTAGCGGTATGGTTAAACCGACGATGACCTTGGATTCTTACTTGAATAGTGCAATGGGTTGGATGCAACAGACTGCCGACCAGCAGCACGATTCTGACCAAGCTATGAATCAGTTGAACGAGAGGTTTGTAAAGCTTGTCGAAATCAATACGGCTTTAATCTCGCTGCTCAATGGCAACAGTAAGACCGCGCCGAATGCAGTTAAAGTGTTGGATAATATCTTGGTCAGGGCAGCTCCGGATGCCGAACCGCAAGAACAGCCTAAACCGCAGCAAGCCCCGGTGGAACAGCCGACCGAACCTCAAAAACCTTCTACTGAAGCTCCGAAGCCGGTGGAACAGCCGACCGAAGAGCCGAAGCCTGAACCGGAACCGAAACCTGAAGACGACGATGATCTGGATGATATCGACGAAGAGGTCTAAATATGAATGTACTCGCATCATACATTCCAGCTGATACGACATTCTCCATCGACTTGACTGCCGATGAAGCGAACCTTTATCGTGCAAGGCTATTCTTGAACTATGCCGGTATGCTGTCGTACATCGGTGATGAAGGCCAAGGCTTGATGGTATTGGATGAAGAAAACCTCAACCGAGATACCTTTAAGTCTGGTGTTCTGTATGATGACTGGAACTGTTCGTTTAGACCGCCTCGCATCGATGCCCACAAGTTTAACTGCGAGCTGGTGGTTCCGATTTCGGTTGGCCACAACGACATTATCCTTGAAGACTTTGGCAATCAAGTATCTGGCGAATCCGTCCTTGAATCCGAAGTGACCAATCCGGTCAACATATTGATCGAACAGATTAACCCGGCTACATTGGACGACGTGGTTCTGATAAAGATCGATGGAAATAACGTGACGGTTACTACCGAGGAACAGCACGGCTTGACCAAGGGTGATGTCGTTACGATTGATAACAGCATCTATTCCGACAAGCATACCTTGGGTCCGGATGGCCTCCGTATTCTTGGTTCGTTCAAGGTTGTTTCCGTTACGCCGACGACATTTACCTATGTCACGAAGCATTACATTATGCCTAGCGACACGGTGTTCATTGATGGTGATGCCAACTGGAAGTGCGGTAAATGGACTGCGGTTGTGTATGAGGACACTGGCGTAACAATCTCGAATAAGAACGACGACCCGGAAAGCGGTATTGTGGTTTTGACTTATCAGACTCCTCCGTCGTATGAAGCTAACGATTATGTCAACTTAGATTCAACGGCGCAAACCAGTCAAGCTCAAGTATCTCGTATATCTGGAACGACGGTTGAAATCGATAACTTATCGGTTTCCGAATCACACTCGATTGTCGTGTATCGCTCACCGCGCACACCGTCGGCTGCTGTTCCCACTAATTGGTTCTACGTAGACCCAACCACCGAGACTTCGTATGTCCAACAAGTTTCGAACGCGTCCCAATACGACCATACGATGAACACGTACTTTGTGTCTCCGTATCTGGACACTTATTTCACTAAGAACGACGATGCGGTTCATATTGGGGAAAAGACGCTCAAGTGCGCTGGCGGCGAGAATCCGTCAATCATTTGCATCAAGTTCCCGAATATTACGATGGACGTGGACTATGGCCAGACCGCGACGCTTCGTATGTACGTATCGAAAATGAGCTACAGCGAGGCTACGGTTTCTCTTTACCAGATGGATTCAAGCGGATGGCGCGAGGATATGTCCTATGACGAGGTACTTGAACACGTAACCTTGATTCCGGTAGCCAGTGCCGCGCTTACGAACCCAGCTCTGAAGGATATCAACCGTTCGGATGATACGCCGAACCTTGGCGATTACAACAGCTATGTCGACTTTGAGATTGACTCGGTAATTCTTGGCCAGTGGCTGTCTGGAAGTACGGCGTACCCACCTTCCGTGTGTATGAAGGTGTTGAGCGTTGGCGACCCGGTCATTGAGTTTAACGCTACCGAATCTGGCGAACAAGTACCGTATTTCATCGTGACTGGCGGCGAGGAAGCTTTGCTCGGTCAGGAACCGTTCGACATAACCGTGGTTGACCCGGCTACTGAACCGGGAAAGATTATCCGTATCGAGGTGGACGACGCTGACGCTACGTTCGGTAATTCACTGTACGATAACGTAGTGAAGATCAACGGAATAAATGCCGTCATTATGAACGGTTCTCCGTATTTCATTGACGTGGTTGTTCCGGATTCTGTGGCTGGCGTTTCGGAAGTTCAAATTTACAAGAAAGTCCGTAACAAGGAACTGGTTCTTACTAACCCGACCTCGATTTACGTTAATAACGACTTGACTAAACGTGATATCAAGCTTGCGGCTAAGAAGAATCCGGGCGAGATCAGTGGCAAGACCAGCCGCTCCGCGATTTACAACCGTGACCTTGGTTATAGCAACTTCAAGGAAGTTACCGACGAAACGAGTCTTTTGCAGAACGTGTACTCGTGTCTACTGACTTCCCAAGGCGAGCGTCTGTTCAACCAGAATTTCGGCTCCCACATTGAAGACCGAATCTTTACTTTGGGTTCCACGACCGATGAAGTCGACCTACTCAAGGAATGTATCGAGGTCGTCGGAAAGTACGAGCCTAGAGTGCAAATTGATCCAGAACGCAGTTCTTGCGACTTCGACGACAACGGATGTTATAATTTAGTGCTTGCGGTGATACTCCCGACAGCACGCACCGAGATGTTGAAGTTTACGTTCAAGAGCCGTGGTAGGATTGTATAATGCTCATTCAGCAAGTTGGCGATAGGCAGATTGTCTATGTATCGGATTACAAGTCCGAGTATATGGACGTTGCGAAGGAATTTGGAATGGTCGATGATTTCGGCCAGTTCCATAATTATGTGCAGGGAAAAGAGGAAAGTTACCGCAACGCCAACGGAATTATGATGCCGGCCTTCCACATGATCGGAAAGACCGTTAATCTGTTCATCGTAAATGACCATATCGAAGCTCGGTCTAACACCGTTCAGGACATCGCAAACGCACTGAATTACTTTCCGGAGGACTCCAGATTTACGGTCGCCGGACATACGTTTGTGTCGAAGTTCAGTACCGACAATGGCTATCTGAGGGATGTCGCAAAACGCGGAATTACGATAAAAGGTGGCCTTAAAAAGGACCTTGCAAAAATTCACGACTTGATGACACACCTCGATTTGAACAATGGAAAGCTTTTCGAACCAGTCATCGCACGGTATGTTTATACCAGCCGAGAAATGCCGAAGAGAATGCATTTAGTCGGATATTTCGATTTGGAGCAATATCTTAGGGTAATCAGTAACCCAGCCGCAGAAGCATTTAACCATAAAAGCGGCGAACTTTTGATTTATATGGATCTTGGTACCAATCCAGTTTCCGTAAAAGTGCGAAATGTTGTGAAAGATTGCTGCGAATTGGAAATCACCGGACCAAAAGGTATGTACGATTTGAAGAAAATGGCCGAATTTAAGCCTTTGGTCGTCCTAACTAAGACCCCTTTGAAGATAAAAGACGCCAAATTCCCGTGGTGCAAGGTCAGATTTGACCATACTGACGTGTTTATGACCCCCCTGATGTCCAAGGAAGATGCTTGGAAAACCCTCCAAGGTGGACTCGATTTGCTTTCAGTTCCAGAGAAAAAGTGATAAGCTACCCATTGCGACACCCCCAGAAACCCCCTGTGTCACCCAGTTTGTAATTCAAATTGCTTTTAGTTATCTTAAACCAAAACATAAGGAAACCCCATATGGCAACTAAAAAAACAGCAAAAGCAGCATCCCCCTCCGTCGCAGATGACGATTTCTCCTTCTTCAAGAAGATCAAGGTTGGCGACCGTTACGCCGACAAACTTATCCGCCACCCGAATTTCGGATATTGCGATTCCGGTTCGTACATCTTCAACGCCTTACTATCTGGCGATTTGTTCGGCGGATTCCCTCTCAACAAAATCATTATGGTTGCTGGTAAACAGCAGTCTGGTAAGTCCTTCATTGCGAAGAACAACTTCGCTTATGGCTTGATGCAGAAGGGTTACTACATTTATTGGTACGACACCGAAGGTGAAACGACCGAAGAAGAATTGGAAGAACAGAACGGCTTCAACCCTGATCAGTATCGTCTGATTAAGGAAATCACGACCGTCGAAGACTACTTCATTTCCGTGAACGGCGTGATTAACGACCTCGAAGAAGACCGTGGCGACAGCATTGAAGTGAAGCGTAAGTGCGCTATCGTGTTGGACTCTCAGGGTGAACTTTCTACTGAAAAGGCCATCAACGACGCAACCAAGGGTGAAATCAAGTCCGATATGACCAAGGCCAAGCTTTTGGCTGGTATGTATCGTTCCATCACCAACCGCTGCGCTAACCTCGGTATTCCGATGTTCATCACTAACCACATCTATATGGACTCCAGTGGAGCTATGTACGGCAACCCGGAAAAGATTGCTGGTGGTGAAGGTGCTCAGTTCTCCGCTTCCATCATTCTCAGCCTCCACAAGAGCTACCAGAAGGCTGGCAGGGACGGCGAAATTACTGGCGTTATCCTTAACGCTACGGTGACCAAGAGCCGTATGGTCAAGGCAAAGCTCAAGGCTCCGATTTATGTCGACTACAACCGTGGCATCGACCGTTACTATGGTCTGCAGCAGATTGCCGAAAACGCTGGCCTCATCGAGAAGTGGAGCAAGGACGCCTATGGCAACCTTACGAAGCCGATTGACAAGGCTACCGGAAAGACCACTCGTAAGGATTGTTGGGTTATCAAGGACCCGAACAAGGACCCGTCTGAATGGCGCGTATTCACCGAAATGGGTATGTACTGCAAGGCCGGTCTCGGTTCCATCCTTGAACCGCTGAACGAGTACATCAAGGCCGAATTCAAGTTCCGTCCGCCGAAACTCCGTCGTGACGACGAAGAGCTTGACCTCGACGAATCTGAAGTCGAAGCAGCCGAAAAGGATGCCGAAAAGGATATCAAGGCTGAACTGAAGTACCTTGAAGAGGCTGAAAAGAAGATGATGCAGCCCGACAAGGATGCCTAATGGATCTTGGGTGTCGCGAATGGCGACACCCATTTTCCTCCTTACACCCATTTGAATTTGAACTATGCAAGAAGTCTATAATTTAACTCGCGAAGATATGGTTATCCGCACGTTCTTTAGTGACAAGATTCTGTCACAAAAGATGATGCCTTTCCTAGACCCTACATTGTATGAGGATAAGACTAACCAGCAAGTGGTGTCTATTGTCAACAAGTTCATTAGGAAGCATCACCGTTCGCCGGAAGCTCAGGAGCTGGTTCTGTGTCTTGACAACACAGGATTCGCCGATGAGGCGCGTAACCGTATAATGGATCTTTGCAACGCGAAGATTGCTACGCCGAAGCAAGACTTCTTGGTACAGATGCTTGAAAAGTTTTACCAAGAAAAAGCATCGACTAATATTCTCAAGCAGTCTGCCGTCCACATTTTTGAAAACAATATCGAGGCGGTTCGCGACCTTTTACCGGCACTCAGAAACAAGCTGAACTTCTCACTGCATATGTCTCTCGGTCTCGACCTTGTCGATGACATTGACGAGGCCAAACGCCGATTGAAAGAAGTCTCCAAGCCGATTCCATCCGGTATTACTGACATTAACGTGTTCACCGCGCAGCGCAAGGATGATCCCACGACTGGCGGCTATCCTAAAAAGACGCTCTGTTTGTATGTCGGCCAGCCGAACGTCGGTAAGACGCTCGTGCTTTGCTCCGAATCTTGCTATGCGGTACGAGCTGGCTATAACGTGATGTACATCTCCTTGGAACTTTCCGAGGAATACCTCTGGCGTCGTATGGCCGCAAACCTCACCGGTATCGACCAGTATGAAGTTACTGAACTCTCTACCGAGGAATGTAAGGCCAAGATTGAAGCCGCTCGTCTTTCTAGCGTAGAGAAGATGGGTCGCTTGAAGATCAAGCGAATGAAGACGACGACCACGCCGTACGAAATCGACGCCTTGCTTGACGAGTACGAGACGGAAGTTGGCGCACCGGCCGATATGCTCGTAATCGACTATATCGGTATTATGAAACCGAACCAGCGTCCGGGTATGATCGAGAATATGTACAAGGACGGTCAAGCAAAGGCTGAACAGATTCGCGAAATATGTATCGAGCGCAATATGGTCGGTCTTTCTGCCATCCAGTTCGGTCGTTCTGGCTATTCGTCGCTCGATGCTGGCCTTGAGTCTGTGCGAGAATCGTCCGGTTATAACGAAACCGCTGACTTGATGATTACCATCACGATTGACCATATCCTCAAGGGTCTCAATATGTACTACCATATGATCAAGAAGAACCGCTTTGGCGAGAACGAGGTTCCGTTCTATACCAAGCGCGACTATGGTACGATGTTGTGGTACCCGGCAACCGAGGAGGATGTCCAAGAGGAACATCGTGCTCGTGAGGAGTTCGAGGTGGTTCAGAACTCGACCGGTGCGATGTTTGGCGGAAATAGCGTTGGTTCCGGAAAGATGAACCGAGCTAAACCGGTTGCTCCGAAGAAGAGCCGACCGCCACAAACGGGTGCCGAACAAGAGGCCGCTCTGGCAAATTTGAGCGATATGAGTGCGCTGATGTAACTTTGAACTAGTTTAACTGATAACTCCATCAGGTTCAATTATGGATTTATCGCGCTATCTCAAAGATGATACACCAGACGATATCGACGAACAGACCGTACCGGGCGCAAGTCTCGATGAAATGGTCTTGATCGATACCAAGCCATCCTCCATTGTTGATGTTCTCAACGCTTATTTGAAGACCCCACGGTTTCCCGATGACGCTTGCGTCGCGCTAACGATGCCTGACACGACCTTGAAGAAATACAAGGAAAAGCTCAACTCGGCACTGTGGTGGTTCTACACTCGCTACTGCAAGAAGGATTTCGGAATGATGGAAATCCTTGTCGCCGTAGAAAAAATGGTTGACGCGAACAAGCTTACGACAATGCTTGACAACGAAATCAAGATGGTCGTCGCGAAGGAACGCGGTCTAGTCGTTACCGAAGATGATTTGGAACTTGCCGCGAAGTCGGCTGGCTCCAAGAAGGTCGAGAAGGTCGAGAAGGTCGAGAAGGTCGAGAAAGCCCCGGCGGAGGAAGCTCCTCATTACGCGACAATGAACGACGATGACTTTATGGAGAAACTGATGGAAGACGACCCCGAAGAGGAAGCCGAAATGTTGGCTGGCTTGGGGGTGATGAACGACGAAGACGAGGAAGGTGAAGACAATGCCAAAGTTTAACGTAAAAAAGAGCTTTACGGCGATTTCTGACCAGCACAAGGCCGATATGGCCGTGAAGGAAGAGAAGGCAAAGGAAGAGTCCAAGGAACTCACCAACGCCATCGTGAATATGGGCAGTAAGGACGCCGGTGGTGCTGGTACTGGTGTGCTGGTCGCTACCCCGGCTTATAAAAAGTGGCTCGCCCAAGTCCAGTCCAGAAACGTTTTCATCGGAAAGTCCTATATGCAGTCAGCCCCGGAATTCGAGCGTGATGACGAAGAGGCCGCCGAGCAGACCAAGATGGAAGATGTCGATGCCGCCAAGATTATGTTCAAGGACAAGGACGGCACTCTCCATATTCGTGACGACTACGACCCGAACAGCATCGACGACGAAGTCGAGAACGAAAAGCTTACTGGCGATGCATCTAAGTTCGCCGACCTTTGCGAAATCAACAAGATTGTGGCTAACCAGCTTACGTGGGACTTTGACGCTATCTTGAAGGAAGTTGAAGCCAAGCTTGAAGAGATTCACATCGACGAGGATGATTACTCGCTGCCTGAGAACCTTGCCGAGCAGTTGGAAGCGTCCATTGCACACGCGAAGTCTGTTGCTGCACTTACCTATCACAAGGAAATGCATGACGTCGCACAACAGAATGAGGACGCTCGTGGAAGTGAAGCAAGAGCCTAATCGTTGGTCAAAAGAAACCGAAAGTTCAATCGTCTCGCAAATTATGGCAGCCTCTAAAACAATAGAGGCGGCAACTCGCCGTGGAAGGCCGACCGGCGGCATTATTATAGGCGATAACCCGGTGCTTGAAAAAATCTTTAAGGACGCTGGCTATACAATTGTTGAGCTTAACCAAAAGTGATAAACTTCGGCTGAATTGGTGGAAAATGGGCATTTTTGGCTTGCTTGCAATTCAAATTTCCTTTTTCTACAATTCAAATCATCAGTAAAAAACCCATAACCCTAAGAAATCCTTAGAAAGGAAAAAACCCTATGTCTACTGATATGAACTCCCTTGATTTCCTTACCATTGATGGTGTTTCCAACCTTGCCCAAGTTACGGGCAAAACCTACGAATCCGACCCGCGTCTTTGGAAGCCTCGCGTTAGCGCGAAAAGTCCGACTTATGACGCCGTCGTCCGTCTCCTTCCGCAGGGCATTGAAGGTCTCAAGAATAAGACCTATCCTGGTGTGAAGGTTATGTATCACCATTTAAGATCTGGTCAGATGCACCGCGAGGTGAAATGCTGCAAGTCCATTCCCGGTCAGACACACTGCCCGATTTGTGACGCATTGTGGAACCGCTACGATGAATTTGTCAAGCTCTATGGTAAGGACGATGCTCGTACGAAGGCCGTGTCTTCGATGGGTTCTCGTGCAGAATGGTTCACTAACGTCCTCATTCGCGAAGACGATAATAACTCGAACAACAACGGTCAGGTGAAGGTCTGGCGTCACACCGACGCTATCGATCGTGAACTCCGTGCACCGTTCGATGACTCTGCAAACACCGAGTCCAAGGGTAACGACCAGACTGCTCGTCCGGGTAGCCTCCGTGACCGCAAGAACAAGGAAAAGCGTCGCTTCTTCCCGCACTCTCCGACCAATGGCGTCGACTACGAAGTCACTGTGTCTTGGGACCCAGCAAAGAAGATGACTTCTTACGACGGTTCTTGCTACGCCAGCGAGTCTACTCCGTTGGCTGACACCAAGGAAGAAATGCTCGACATCCTCAACAAGTGCCACGACCTTACTGAATTCCTCAAGGACGTTCCGACCGAAGAAGAAGCCAGCAAGATCTACGTGGAATTTATGAACGATGTCGCAAAGCGTTCTGAAAACGCCGCCTTTAACAAGGCTGGCTTTGCCCCGGAAGCCAATCCTAACTACGCTCCGGCTGAACAGCCGCGCACCACTAGCGTCAACGCTACGGAATTCTTTGGTAAAGCCGCCCCGGCTGCCGCTTCTTTCCAGAAGCCGGTCGCTGAAGCTGCCGCTCCGAAGTCTGCCGACGAAGACCTCGTGAACTTCGCCAAGAGCACCAAGGCCGCTCCGGCTGCCCCGGCTGCTCCCGCCGCTGAGGAACAACTTCCGACGCTCGACGAAGACGCTGATCTTCCGTTCTAATTGGCAACGTCAGTTAGGTTAAACCATTTGGCGGCCATCGTAATTGGTGGCCGCCATTTTCAATAGGTTTAAGGATGGCATTTTCCTACGATAACATTCCCTATGCTGCCTTGGATGAAGCTGTTAGCACTCATTTCGCCGACCGTGCGTTAAAGGAAACTAATAGCGAGTATAATTTCGTTTGTCCGTTCTGTGGCGATATGCATCGTCCGAACAAGAAGAAAGCTTACGTCTACAAGGACACTTGGCAGTTTATTTGTTATAAGTGCGGCCAGCAGCAGCACGTTATGAAGTATTTCAAGGAAAACGCCGATGATATTTACACGAAACTCTTGTTTATGGGTTTCGACGACGAAGGTAAGGAACGCAAGGAAAAGAAAGCCGAAAAAAAGACCGTTCCGTCGGACTTGCCGTTTATGGAAGGTGAGCTGATTTCGATTCTCGACAACCATCCGCTTGCAAAGCGTGGATTGGAACTGTGCAAGCACCGTATGATTCGACCGGCTGTTTACGAGAAATGGTATGTTTGTCTGGAAGGCGACCAGTTCTTGTTGAAAGATTCTGGCGGTGCGTATCTGCTCGATGAAAACGGACGACCGATGGGCAACAAGTACAAGAACCGTTTGATAATTCCTTTCTACAAGTTTGGCGGTGCTTGGCACCAGTTCGATGCGCGTGACCTTAATCCAGAAAGTTCGCGCCGTTATTTGAACTTTAAGGGCGCAAAGCGCGAAGCTTACAATATCGATTTTATTGACTATGACAAGCCGTTCTACATTCTTGAAGGAACGATTGACTCGACTTTTATCAAGAATTCGATTGCAATCGGCGGTGTCAAGTTCTTGAAGGAAGTTATAGAAGCTAACCCGGAAATCGAAAAGTATAAAGAAAACTGCACAATTATCTGGGATAACGACGATCCAGGAAGGAACGCACGGTTGGATTCTGTCAAGATGGGATTCAAGTGGTTCGACTGGACTGAAATAAACGAGAAGGATGTCAACGGTGCCGTGATGAAAGGCGAGATGCCTCTCGACAAATACGGATTCGTCGACCATGAATTTATAGAGGCTCGAAGCCGTCCGGCTGAAGGTGCCGAGATTCTGTTCTCGCTTCAGTACGGCGATATGAAGCGTCGTGACTATCTCGAACGTCGAGCTAACCGTCAAATGCTTCGCGAAAAGATGAACGCTAACAATGTTTTGGGGATTCACTTCTAATGTTACAGAACCTTCGAAGATTTGGCGTACCGGATTATGTAACTCCGCAGCACATTGCGGATTTTGCTGGTCGTCCCGTAGACGCTCTGATTAACAGCGGTTTCTTTGAGGGGATTCCGTACAAGCTTACGGCTAACCGAATCAAGCATTATCATTACAAGACGTGCTTGCAGACGCTCAGGGTCTATCAGATAGATCCTCCGTGCAAGACGCACCCCTATGCAAAGTGGAGACCGGCTGAGATTATCGCCGATTTGGACGTGACTGCGTTCGCCTATCTCAACCTTATCAAGAAAGGCAAGCTGGTCGAAGAAGGTCCGGATGAACGCGGAAAGTTCATTTATTACAAGGACTATGAACGGTTCTTGAAAAACTACGTTCCTTACAAGATGCTGCAGTGGTTACCGCCCAAGTTGAAAATGAGGGACGCAGCTGAATTTATCGGCATTACGCCAGGTCGCTTGAAAGGCGAGGTGCGTCGTGGAAACGCCGAGGCCGTATGGTGGAACCGTAACGCCGATGGCAAGCGTCGTTATCGCTGGATGACTCGCGACCAGATTATCCAGTATGTTACGAAGATAGTTTCGGATGCGACTCACAAATCAAAGAAGCTTATCCGTTCGACTCCTCTGGCCGACAAGCTTTCGATTCCGCTTACCGCGCTGTACTTGAAGACGACCGAGACCAAGGTCAAGTATTTCATCCATAGGGGTTATCTGGAACCGGGAAAGACATCCGATGCCAGAAGTCCGTGGCGTAAGTACGACGTATTTGAAAAGACATACCTTGACGAGAAATACGATTACTATTGCCGTGGAAAGTTTTACAACGAGGGTAAGTCGTATTACAACCGCGCCGCCATTAGGAACAAATTCGGTAAGACGAATTTCTGGATCAGTACCTACATCGTAGGCAAATGTCACGAAATGCTTACAAATGACGGCAAGCCGATGACGGTCGAGGAACGTACAGCAGAGAACTTGAAGCTTAACCGCCTTCCAGCAACTAGCCTTGGCTGGGTACAGTCCGAGGTCGAGGCCATTGTTAATTCCGGCGTAGACGTCGACCCGACAGTGGAATTGACCGAGTACAGAAAGCGGCATATGGACGCGCTCGACAAGACGAACTATAACGAGCTTCGAAGCAAACTGAAGGAATACCGCGAGAAGAAGTTCGCGAAGATTACCATCAAGCCGATTGCAGATGAAGTTGAACTTGCGTTGAAGGCTGCGTTCGAAGAAAAGGAATACCGGCGCGAGGCGCATAAGAAGGAAGTCTGGGCTATGGCCGCACAAGAAATGGCCGAGCGAAACCAGATTCGCGAGATGCTTGGTATCAAGTCGCAAGTCGATGTCCCTATGACGCCAAAGAACATCCTCAAGTACAGCAACGAGCCGGAAAAGGTCACGATTGTTTACAGCCGTACCGGATGGGATATATATTCGAAGCATTCGCTCGAACCGACTGACTGTACGTTCAAGGCCAAGGACACCAATATGATTATTTGTCGTCTACGACCGAAGGTTTTCTCTGTTTTCGCCAATATCGCTCGCGTGGCCGGGACTATTGTAAGGTTGGAACCTAAGACCGTTCCGTCGTGGATAATCTTGGTTCCGTCCAGTTCCATCATTTCAGATCCGTCGTTCTATATGAAGCTTGACGAGGTTCCTCCGGAATATGGCGCGGTAGCTCCGTACGGTTATGAATATACGCTCCCCGATGGAAGCTGGGTAAAGTGTCCGGCTACATATGGAATGTACAGTGAATATTCCAAAGAAAACTCGCTACTCTGCAAGCGCGTGGTCGGTACACGGAGTGTCGTGGGAACCCACGAAGTTGCCGTTCTTGACGGTCCGTTTGTAGCCGTTCGCGGCGGTTATCTGAAGATGATAGCCGAACTGAAGAAATTCCACGTACTGGGCGATGGCCGCTCCTATGTCCCCTATGCGATTTCGATGATTATGAAGCGTCTGGGTGTCAAGATGCTGCAAATTGAGGTCGATTCTCTGGGCTGTACTGACTTTGACCCGGAGACTAGAGGTCTGGACTGGAACCGTGCCGAAAGGATGCTGATTAGCTTCGCCAACCCGAATTTGCAATTTAAACTGTAATCAACTAATTTTATATGGACTAAAGGAAACCATTATGGCCACAGACGAACTTAAATCTATTGACATTACTTACAGTGAGCAGTATGCCGAACTGTTAAAGACGGTTACGAACGTGACCAAGGCCAACTGCACTATTCTGCAGCACCGCGACGACAAGTATCGCATAACCATTCCGAACCAAGCTCTGCTGACCCATATCGCTGCTGGCCCGAAGGATATGTGCTTTAATGCTGACCGTATCAACGTGTTCTCGCTTACCGAATTTATGAAGTATTCCGAGGCGGTCAATTATCCGAAGCGCGGATGTGTTTCGCTCGCCCAAGAGATTTCCGTAACCGGAAAACGATACGAGTACATCAAGTTCGCATCTCCGGGACTTACTTGCCGTACCCCTACGGCTGACCCAAGCTGCTTCAAGAAGACCGACGAGCAGATTCCCCAGCCTCGCGACAAGCAGAAGATGGTTCGCGTAGTCGAAGTCTGTTTCACCGGGGAGGCGTTGAAGGATTTCGACAAGAAGCTCAAGCTGGTTCCTACTTGCAAGTTTGTGACCTTGTTCATCGACGAAGGCGGCGTGAAGCTCTACATCAAGGGTAAGCTTGCCCAGCAGATTACATACTGCGTAGACGGTACTTGCACCCGCCACCTAGACGAGCATCTGGTTCGCAAGGTATTCCGTCCCGGTCGTGTCGCTATGTTCCCTGCTTCCTATTTCAGTATGCTGAAGGGGTTCGGCGGCAACTTTGAAATCGACATTATGCACGTCCAGAAGGCCGACGGTACCGAACAGATGGCCTTGAAAGGCTACAGTTATGTTCCGGGTGCCGACCCAGACGACCCGATTTTGCTGTATTCCGCCGCAGCCGAGTGCTCTGCTGCATCCAACGGCTTTGATTTGATTATGTGATTCACTGAGTAAGCTCGATTGATTATTGAAACAAGCCAGCCTAACGGCTGGCTTTTCACGTTGAAACGTATAAACTTGGGTTTAAACGCATATGGGATTTTTGCTATGGAAGTGAAATTTAACAAGGATGCCCTGATTAAGGCGATGAAGGAAATGAGCTACGTGTCTAACCAGAGCGGACCCGTTGAACCTTCAAAGGCAAAGGTCATCAAGATGCTCACCGACAAGGTGATGAAACCGGTATCTAAGCCGCAAGACGGTGAGGATTGGGACAAGCGCGAATATAAGATGAACGACGACCTGTCCTATGGTAAGAACCTTATTACGACCAAGACGTTGTACAAGAAAGTTGTTACCGAGGCCGTGTCAAATACCGAGTACCGTGGATGTCGCTTGAATCTGCAGTCCATCGATATGAAGGAAACCCACTGTAAGTTCATCATTGACCGTCGCGGCCACGAAGTTCTGGTGGAAATGTATTTCCCTAACAAGAACAAGAACATTACGGTGAAGCTGGAAAGTGATAACCACTTGTCGAACCTTTATGAAGTGGCTCTCGATTCTGAACAGTTCCAGAACAACTTCGGCTACACCATTCTCAAGACGTGCGACGAACTGCTTGAAAGCGGTTCCAAATATGACATTGGTTCTGACCTAGACACGATGCAGTACACAAACGGTATGGGTACGGATGTTATCGACGTGAACGACTCTATGCTTCAACAGAGCAACCTTCTGCGCGAATCTGTCGACGGTGGCTTGGCACAGCTCCGTAACCTTTGCGAGGCGGTGAATTTTATGGAAGCCGAGGCCGAGGAAGGCCAAGACCCGAACGCCGCACAGTTCAATATGGGCGGTGCCGAAGATCCCAACCCGGCTGACCCCCCTGCTATGTCTGGCGAGGAAATGGCTCAGATTGGTTCTGGCGACGTAAACGGTGACGGCAGTCAGAAGAGCGATGAAATTATGTTTGAGGACTGGCTTGAAGAAGAAGGTCTCGACTCTACCGAAACTGTTGACGTTAGTGGCGACGGACCTAACGGTGGCCCGTCTGAACTTGACCGTCTGGCACAGATCGTGTCAAAGCAGATGGCCGCGAGGGGTGAGACGGACAGCAATAACCGTGTTGCTCTTACTGGTGACGACTTCTACACTGGGTTCGGTGGATTGAAGACCAAGGGTGCAAAGGAAATTTGGAACTTGTTCCTCAACTACAATGATAAGCTGACTGAAAAGCCGGTTAAGAGAGACCATATCAAGGAGTTCAAGGATTTCCTCCAGAATCCGGGAATGGATGAACTTTCTCTTGAAAAGGTTGAACGCAAGCTTCATGAAATCTTCCCTGAAGCATACGGCGAAGAAGGCGAGTCGAAGTTGAGCACCGACAATGTGGACTTGATGGGTCATCCGGACGGTGCTTCTGCCGAACAGAGCAGCATCGGTAACGAAGATGCTGCCGTTGGCGATATGCTTGCTGGAAGTGGCGACTTCGGCGGTAGCTTTATGAACGATGGTTCTACCGAAGCTATGATGGACAAAGTCAACCCCGACGCGTTCGGACCGGGCGAAAATGACAGTTTTATGGACGAGCTTAACTCGCCGGACGACCAGTCTGGTGATATCAAGTTCGGCGGAACTGCCGTTTCTGACGAAAAAAACATTGCAAATTCGCTGTCGAACATCTCCTAGTCATTAAAATACTCGGAAACCGCAATCCTTGCGATTTTGAACTAATTTAAGGTTAGTTAAACAATCGCAAGGATTTTTATATGTCCATTACAAGCAAAACCCTAAGCGGAATGATGCTCGACGGTCAAGAACCGGAAGAGTCCAAGGTTATCAACACCGATATCGCCGGTGCTGAAGAAATGCAGATTATGATGTTCTTGACCAACGGTCGTCTTGGACAAGGTCTTGTGTTGATTGAGTCTGCGACCGAGGACAAGGATGAAGTGGCTCGCGTTCGCACCGCCGTCGACAAGGATGGCAAGATCTGGCTCGAAATCGAGACCAAGAGTGGCATCAATATTATGGCTGACGCGCTTCCGCTGTCCAACCGCTTTACGGAAACCGTCTACATCCGCGTGTCCGACCTCGCTCGCGCCGTCAAGGAACTGGCGAAGGAACAGACCGTGTCTCTTTGGGTTTCCGAAGGCAAGCTCTATCTGGGCGGCTACTACAACGAGGAAATCGGCGGATTCGAACTTGAAGTCGGTTTCGAGAGCTGCAAACCGTTCACCTCCGTCCACGAGACCGAGTTCGACACGATTCTCGAACTTGACCAGATGACTTTCAACACGGTTCTCGATTCTATCTACGAGTTCGACAACGTGGAAATCTACCGTATGAATAACACGGTGTCTTATCGTACTGGTAACGATAAGTGTACCATCGCTACGGTGATGCAGAACCAAACCCCTAGCGAGGATACGCTCCCGAACCTGAGCATTCGTGTTCCAGCTCGTATCTTCAAGACCTTGCCGCTCGTGAATGCATTGGACGACGACCTTGGCCTCTATATCAAGCTCAAGTTCAACACGAAGTACCGTGTCTTGAAGGTTGAAGGCCAGTATGCCAGCTTGTTCTGCGATTTTACCGACGGGGCTTTGAAGACTTTCAATAACGACGGTATGGTTCGCCAGTTCACGATTATGTCTGACGCAATCGCAGCCGCTATCGGTACTTACTTCAACATCCACAGCACCGACCCGACTGGTCTCGTGAAGTTGTACAAGGTTAACGACGGATTGCTCGGTATCGAGACGGTTAATACTGACCGTATGGACGTGAACTTGACTGTCGGTAACGTGACCCTCGATGTCGACGAAATGGACATTGAAGTTCCGATGGACGTGCTCACTATGATGATCCGCAAGTCTGGCTGTCCCAAGCTCGACCTCCTCTACAACAAGGAAGCCAACCGCTTGATGATGGTATACGGAAACGGATTGTTCCTCCGAAAGTGCTGCTACCAAGCTTAAAAAAGAAGGCCGAGCGAAACGCTCGGCTTTTTGTTCAAAAGTCAAATCCTTCAATGGGTTCAGGTTCTGATTCAGTAGGAGGCGCACCGGTCGGTTCTGAATCGTTGGGCATCTCGACATCGCTGCCGTCGCCTTCCGCGATTTCGCCCAGTTCCTCCATACCAAGGGGTGCTATATCTTCTTCGGGTTCGGTGGGGTTTTCGGCGTTAATCTTGTCAATGTCGTCTTGCACTTGCTGATACAAGGGTTGTTCTTGTGGCGTAAAAAGGTTGATATTGGGGTCACCGAACCCCGGCGTTTCTGGATTTTGTGCGACTAGGTCTTCATAGGTGATTTCGTCGGTATCGCCTTCGTGTTCGCCGTTCTTGTAGATATCAAGCAGCTGTTCGAAGCCCATATCCTTGATTTTCGAGTTAATATCCTCGCTATCGTTCATACTGGGAGGTTCTTGCATAACTTTGTCGTTGGCGATGCGTTCTTGCTCGTCAAGCTCGACTTTCACTTCGTTTCCACTTTTCCCAGATTCTTTCTCAAGCGTCTTCAGATACTGCGGCTGGCTGTCATCCATAACCGACTTCTTGGGGACATTGATAGTATTGTCGTAAATTCCGTTAAATAGCATTTTTGACCTCGCAGTATGCTTGTAGTTTATCAGGAGAACGAAAAAATGACCAAGGTATAAACTCTTAGTTAAACGAACATTATAGTAGGTACCAATATGTTCCACGTAACTGACGAAGATAAATTCCAGGGTCTAATCGATGCGGTCGCGGCTGAACCTATCGATGATGAACCGTATAGCATCGTCAAGAACCCGAAGCCGGTCGTAGAGTCTGTCTGCACGTTTGATGGCGTTCAGATTGACCTCGAAAGCTGGTCTAAGAGCGATGGCGTTGCAACAGACTCTAACAAGGTTGGAAAGGCAAAAACCGCTCCCGACCCGAAGCTTACCAAGGCAGCACCGAAGACTTCTACCGAGAAGAAGGATGACGGAAAGCTTGTGGAGAAGGTCGAGGTAGACGACAAGAAAAAGAAGGAACAGGTTGTTGAAGTCAACGCCGAAGCCGAAGTGAAGGCCGAAAAGGCTCCTGAAGCTGGTAAGGGTGGTGAGTTCGACAAGGCTGCCAAGTCTGCCGCTACCGCTCAAGAAGGCGAAGCCAAGTCCAACAAGAAGTTCGCCAAGGGTTGCGATATCCAGAAGCGAATTGACCTCTTCAAGAAGGGTGTCGAAAAGCTCGGAGTGGATGCCAAGTCCAAGGCCGATACGACCAAGATCTTGAAAGAATTCGACCAGATTTCGTCTTACTTAACCGGTAAGTAATATCCAGAAAATTTTGCGAAAACCGTCAGAAATGGCGGTTTTTGTCGTTTAATCGTATAATTTGCAATTCAAACTCCTTATTGCTAACTTCAACCCATTCAGAAACCCTTATGCCCGTAGTAAACGAAGAACAGAAAACCCCAGTGAGACCGATGTACCGCTCGGTCTACCACGACACCGATAACGACCGTATGTACGTATGGTACGTTGACGGTACTTTTGACGCTGTGCCGGTAAAACACGAGTTTTACACAACCATTAAGGGTCAGTACAATGCCATCGAATGCGGAATGAAGAACATCTGGGACCAAGATGTCTACAAGATTGAAATCAAGAAGCGCGAAGGATTGTCTGCCTACGAATTTGAAAAGCGCATCCGCCATGATCATAGCGGACCGAACAACAACCTCGCGGAAATCGATATCGACCCGCGATGCCGTTTCCTACAAGACCATTATAAAGACGCTGGTATGATGTCCCCGAAGATGGAGGACATCAATCTGTGCTTTATGGATATTGAAAACGCCACCACCGGACGATTCTCCGCGCCGGTCGAGGCGTTGTACCCAATCAACGTAGTTACCCTATCGTTCTCGAAAGGTAAGAAGCGTTATACGTTCGGCTTGCAGCGCGATATCGACGAAAAGTCGAAAGAGTTTTTACGATCCAAGAATTGCGAATATGTTTTGTGCAGTAGCGAAGCTGACCTTATTTCGAAGGTGATGTATTGCATCGGTTCGAACGATGTGGACATCCTTTCCGGTTGGAACTTCGGGTACGATACCGTGTATATGGCCACTCGTATCAAGAAGCTTAACGAAGGTCTTCCTCGCGCACAGCAGTTGTCCCTAGACTTGATGTCCAGAATGCGTGGACATAACAAGCACGCCTATTTGAACAAGGAGAATGAACTTGTCATCAACGGTACGGAAGTTATCGACTTCCTTGCCTTGTACAAGAAATATACGTTCTCCGAAGAATCTTCTTATAAGTTGGACTATATTGGTGGAAAGGTCGTCGGTCAGCACAAGGCTCCGCTTCCTGACGGCTACCAGTCTTGGATTAAACACTGGTCTGACTATGTAGTGTATAACTTTATCGACGTGGAACTTCTGGAACTCATTAACGATAAGACCCAGATGTTCAAGCTGGCCGTTACCTCGGCTGCAGCCGCTCGTGTTCCGGTTTCGTTCGTGTTTGAGTCCAAGAAGATGCTGACTGGCTTCGTGCTGGATCACTTGCATCATACTGGACGCGTGTTCCCTCCGTACAAGACCCAGACCAAGGAAGAGTTCCCCGGTGCTTTCGTTTACTCCGTTCCGGGCTACAAGGAATACTTGGTTTCGTATGACTACCGTTCACTATATCCGTCGATTATGATGACTTTCAATACCTCTCCGGAAATGAAGGTCACGTTCCCGATTGATTATGTGCTGACTGAGGAAGAACGCAAGAATCTTATCAAGTCTCCTTGGGACCACAATGGACGCTACCAAGTCTACTTCCGCAAGGACAAGATTGGTGTCGTACCGGAAGTTACTCGTCTGTTGTTCGACGGTCGTTCCAACTTGAAAAAGCAGATGAAGAAGGCCAAGAAGGCTGGCGATATGGAAAGCGCGTCGGTCTTCGATATGATGCAGAAGGTGTACAAGGTTTTGGGCAACTCTCTGTACGGTCTTCTCGGTTCCATCTACTTCGCTCTGTATGACGTGGACAACGCCGCTTCGATTACGGCTTATGGCCAGCGTCTTATTAAGTTCACCATTGAGTGTCTGGCTGAATACATCAACAATGATATCAGTACGGATGACCGCTTCTACAACGTGTTCGGCTATCGTCCGGAAATCGACCACGAACTGGTCGGCACGTTCGAAGACCTGAAGACTGGTGAAATTAACTACAAGCGAATGAGCCACGGTGATACGGACTCCTTCTTCGTCAAGTTCGGCGACATCTACGAACCGTTCAGACAGAAGCAGGGGACTGGTACTTCGGTTCTGGTCTTCAAGGGTCACGAGCTTGTCGAGCACGAGAAGTTCGATAACGACCACGAAATGGATTCCAAGAAGTTCTTCAACAAGATGTGCCTCAAGTACGATAAGGACGGATGGACATCTAAGGAAATGCGTACTCCGGATGAACATACTGGATTCACCAAATGCCAGATTACGTTTGCCGACGGTATCTATTTCTGTGGCGATCATAGAGTTATTTATAACCGCTACCGCCTGACAGACTTCTGCCGTATTCTTGACGCTTGCATTCTTGAAGAGGAACTTGACAAGTATATGCTTGCTTACGCCAACAAGTGGAACTACCTCACCAACGAGTTGTTCCTCAAGCGCGAGAAGTGCATATACAAGGCCATCGTTACGGCGAAGAAAAAGTACATCTGCTTGGTCGAGTCGATGGAAGATATCGTCTACCTTGACAAGGGACACAAGGAAAACGGCAAGTGGATTCAGGGCGACTTGTCGGTCAAGCCAGAATACGCTATCACCGGTCTTGAACTCGTCCGTAGCTCTACCGCTATGTTCGGTCGTGACCGTATGATGGAAATGGTGGACTTGATGATGGACGGCCTTGACCGTACAAAGGTTCGTAACCGCTTGCTGGAAATGAAGAAGGAATTCTTCAAGGCGGTCGCCGAGGATAACATCAACTACATCGCTTGTCCGAGCGGCGTCAAGACGGCTCCGCCTCCGTTCGAAGTCCTTGAAAAGATGACGACCGAGGAAAAGCTCGCGAACAAGTACGAATGGCGTTGCCAAGGCGCGTCCGTTTGGAACTACTTGATTCTGCACGACCCTGAACTGTCCAAGCACACCTACGAACCGGTTGCGGCTGGCTCCAAGATCCGTTTCATCAAGAAAGCCGACAAGCTGTTCGGTGTCTCTATCATCTGCTATACAGGTGAAGAATGTCCGCAGAGACTGCTCGAAATCTTCCATCCGGACTGGGAAGAACACTGGAAGACAAGCGTCGCCCAGATTCTTGGAAGACTTTTTGAAGCAGTCGGCTGGGATGAACAGCTGGAATATGACGAAAGTGACTTTATGCTGGAGTATTTCTAATGATTATGAAGACTATAGTAGAAAAGGCTCTCATTCGGATTTTGTATTCCAAGCTGGGCAAAGTCGTGAACAACTGGTTTCGTCGCCGTCGTAACAAGAAGCTGCTTGAGGAACTTCCGTTCTTGCGACCTTTGAATTGGGACGGTTCGTTTGACACGAGCTATGACTATACCTGGACTCACTTGGACAACTTTCCATGCGGCTGGCACAAGCTGATTGTGAAGTATCTGAGAGAAGTCAAGACCGTCTTGGTTAAGTATGGCCAGTTGAACAAGTTGATAATTGTCGAATCGAAGGAGAAGTGGGGCGAGGCTCGCATCTACTACTCCGGTATGGACAATTCCGACTGCTACGATGAAATCGACGAAATCTTTAACCGTATGAGCGCGGAGAGCGGTAAAACGTGCTGCGTCTGCGGTAGGAAGGCCGAATACCAGACGCTTGGCTGGATTCTGCCGTTCTGCGGAAAGTGCATCAAGTGTACGTCTGGTCGTAACCGCAAGATCGAGAATTAGGAGTTGGCCGTGCTGGTATCCGCAGAAACATTCTCCGGGAAACCGTTTCCCATAATGCCGAGGGAAGTGCGCCCAGCTGACGGATATACAGCGACCTTTGCGCCTTGCTTGGCTGCGTGGCAACGTGCCAGTGCCTTGTCGGAGACCGTCTGCTTGTCGAAGTATTCGTTCTCGTCAAGCTCGTCGGTACAAGTACGAGGCTGCGGAATGGGTTGCTTTGGGTTGACATCTGAACACACTTGTTCGTACAAGGACTTTGCCGCCTTGCCGCAATCGCTCGAAAGCGATGAAACATAGGAATAGAAATTAACCTTCGACATACTAGGAGTTTATAATGATCTCTCTTGGAAACACTGAATTTAACGACGAAAGCGGAATCGGAGCTGAAATCCGCAAGACTGAACCTTGGACTAAAAGGTACGAAGGTCACGACCTTACTGGTATTATATTACCGACCGACATCCATAATGAAATCGAGTTTGCTCTGGAGAACAATTCTCTGACCGACTACATTTTCCATTCTGGTGCTCCGGGAACTGGTAAGACATCCCTTGCGAAGGCCATTCCGGAAATGCTCGGTGTTGACAGCAAGTTCTTCAAGTGTACGAAGGATAGCGAAATTATGGACTCCATCGAGGAGTACATTATGTACAGCTCGCCCAACGGAAAGCCGCGCTTTATCATCATCGACGAAGCCGACAAACCGAAGGATGCCGACCGTCTGTTCCGTTTCCTCCAGTCTACGATTTCCGAAGAGACCCGAACTGTACGTTTTATCTTGACGATGAACGATTTCTGGCGTATTCCGGATGCCATTGTGTCACGATGCCATCCTATCGAGTTCACGGTTCCGTCTCTTGAAGACCGTGATTACAAGAATCGCCTTTACAAGCATTTGATGGAAATCGCCAAGAAGGAAACCGAGCCGTTTGGCGGTAATGTTGACAAGAACACGATTGTTCGCTTGATTAACGACTATTTCCCGGACATCCGTCAGATGATTGTCTGTATGCAGTCGATCTTCAACAAGAACCGTGGTAGCATAACCGGTGAACCCCCTCGTGTTGGCGGTGAGATGATTTCCGAGATTTTCCGCTTGACCACGACTTACCAAGTCGTCCAGCTCCGTCAGTATATTTCGGCACAGGTCAAGTTCCCTCGCAGCATCTATACTCCGTTCTGCGACTATGCCGTTGAACACTTGCCGCAAGATGTTTTGCTTCCGTTCGGAATTCTCACTGCGGATTACATCTTCAAGTCTGCTCACGCGGTTGATCAAGAGATTAACCTTTGGGGATTCTTGCTGAACGTGATGAAGGTTCTCCAGTCCGCCAAGAAAGAGGCCAAGTAATGTCGTTTGACCACAAGAAGTTCATAGCCGACCGACAGCTTGGCAACCCGGTAACCGGAGCCGACGTTGCGGATTTCGACTCGTATGCCGCACTGTACACCTTGTCGATGACGCCGGGGCTTATCAACGCCATAACCGCCATCAATACTATTCAGTTCACCAAGCTGTCAAAGCATACCCAAGCCAAGGTAATGGAGTGGTTCAACAAGAAGCCAATTAGCGATGGCTATATACGAGCATATCCGTCGGAGATTAACGCGGTTAATCAAAGACGAGAACGTATAATGGACGTTTACGACGTTTCTATGCTTGAGGCCGATATGCTACAGCGTTACGGACTTGTCGATATGGATCTGATAAACGAGTTCTATGAGTACAAGACGAACGGTATTCTTCCGAAGGCGAAGAAGGCCAAGAGGGGTAAAAAGGAGGTGAAACCTAATGGAAGTGACTTGGAAGAAAGTAAGTGACGAACTGCCGTCCCACAGCAGAGCGGTCGCCATTTTCCCGCATCACAATGGCAACGAGTTCGCTTGCTGGAATGATTACCACCAGTGCTGGGATACGCCGGACGGTGACGACTATATGTGCGATAAGGAATCCGTGTTTTGCTGGTTTGAGATTCCGGACGTTCCGCAAGCATTGAAAGAGGAATGGTCAAATGGTAAATCCAAATAGCGAAGATGTCCAGCTACTTATGGACACGTTCCACGTCGACAAGGACAAGGCGATCCGTATGATTGAGGGTGGCTGGAATGTCGAATTTATGAAAAAAGGCATCTTTGATACCATAGATGCCGAGGTTAATTTGGAAAGTAAGGTCAAAGACCTGAAGAAGGCCGTCGATGCGTCACTGCAGAAGGCTGCCGAGTTTCAGAAGGACTTTAAGTAGGTTCTGGGCCTGGTCACCGTTGGCCTTGCCGTCGGTTTCGCCTTCCTCCGGTTCTTTCGGTCTGTAGTTACCATTCTCATCGAGTTCAACTGCGCTATCGGTGTCGTCTAGCTTTTCAGTTTGCTGGACGGCACCTTCTTCGTTAGGAACCATCTCCGGAGTCTGAGCGTCTTCTTTGGGTTCGTTGGGTTTGTCTTCCTTTACCTTGCCGAACGAGATGTCTTCGCCTTCGAGGTGGAGAGCGGTGTCCGCATATCGAGAGAACAAGGCGAGCAGATGTTCATCTGGGGGATTTCCCTTGAAGTCGCCTTCGCCGGATGCATAGTCATACAGATATTCGGCTACGGTCTTGCCGTCGATGTCTTGTTCATACCAAGCGTTACCCGGTTCGGTGTTTTCGGTATCGCCCGGAACCGTAACTGCGTTGTAACACATATTCTTCTGCAGCAACTCTTCAATTAGCTGGTAATTCACAACCTGTGTCGACTTACCGAGCGCGGCTTGGACTAGTGTCTTCAATACAGAGTCGTAGTTGGAATCCTTCGCCGTAAGGACTATTGGGTCGATACGGAGCAAGTCTCTCAGCTGCAGACCCGCCCAAATGTGGAGCTGGGTAGTCCATTCGCCATCGGAGGTGCGGATAGGCTGTACGAACTGCATCGGAAATTTCAGCAAGGCGCGGCGAGAATTGGGGGAAATGATGTCGGCTTTGTTAACCATTGCCGTCTGGAACGCCTCGATGATAGCCTTGTCGTTTGGACGTGCTGCCTTCAGCTCGTTCAGCTTGTAGTTCATAATCGTGCAAATTTGTGCTGTTTCTGCCATTTTGGAGCCGTCTATGATGTTCTAAACAGAGTTTATCAGTTTCGAGCGGCAAAAAATCGTGACCACACCATAAACTTTGTGGAAACAAACGTACCATGAGGTAAACTATGGGAACTAAAATGGGTTTTCCGCCGGGTGTACGAATCCAGCTGCGCGATAATTCCGCCTACACCGTAGTCGAGAATCCAGCAACTACCGCTGGTATCGTCGGTTTTGCTTCTAAGGGTGAATTGAACAAAATCATCCAAGTGAACTCGACCGCCGAACAAGACGCAAAGCTGGGTTATGGCTACCAGAGCTATAAGTACAACCAAGGAATGTATGCTGCTCGTGCCGTGCTTGACGCCGGTGGCGGTGTCGAATTTGTCCGTCCGTATGGCGAAGAAATCGACCGTACCGACCCGCGTAAGCGTGATTTGAAGACTGATGCCTTTGTGGTTGCGTTCGACAAGAATGCTGGCCAGTACAAATGCGAGGCCGACCAGACTTCTTTCCAGATTGAACACTTTGCCGCTACCCGTTACAAGACTGACGGTGCAGCCGCTTATGGTGTGACTCGTAAGATTAACAACATCGCTGAAGCGGTGACTACCGGTAAGAACGTGGACTTCGGTCTTACGGCTTCCGAAGACTATGCCGATAGCAACAAGGCTCGTAAGTGGGATGGTGAACACTGCACTGATATGGTGCTCTTTGCCATTATGAACCGCGACCCCAGCTATGCCTACCGCGCATTCGATCGTTTCGAAGTTGTTGGCCAGCCGGAGTACGGCACTGAAAGAACGTCGGTCGTTGTGACCTTGTCTACGGTGCCGAGTTTCACGATTGGCGACACCGTGTTGCTCCCCGCTTCTGGATCCAATAACAATAACAAGGACACCCTTGCTACTGTTACTGACATTGAAGACAAGAAGGTGACACTCGAAATTCCGGAAGAATACACGACCAGTGGTGCGCAATATTTCAATGCCATCATCTTCTCGAATCCGGATTCCGCTGTCGAAGACGGTTTCGACTATATGAACATCAAGACCGCTGTGGCTGGTCAGGGTGTTAAGAAGTTTGCCGCTGCCAAGTGGGGTTATGACTCTAGCAAAACTCCATCCGACATTAAGCCGGGTGACCGTTTCACGTTTAAGAACAAGAATGGCAACAACATTGACATCCGTCTTTGGAAGTCTACTGAAATTGACCAAACTGGTTCGTTCGTGCTGACTGACGACAACTTGGAAATTCCGTGCTCTGGCCTGGAAGTTGTGGTTGGCGATACTATTGCTTTGAAGGTTACGATTAACGGAACCGTTACTTACTTCACTGACTTGTACGTGAAGGATGTTTCGGCTGGTGGCAACGCTATTGTTGCAAAGCCGGATGGTTTTGATGCTAGTGTTGAAATGACCAATAAAAAGGTCGCTATCACTGAATGCTCTGAAGCCGTTCTCTACGCTGACGTGAATGATGCGGATACTTGGGAAAAGGTTGCTTCCGCTGTGGTGAAGGTGCTGAACAGCTCCGATCTTGGATATGCCACGTCTGGAATTGTCAACAACATCAACTCGGCTAAGGGAACTACGATTGTCGTTGACCCAAGCGCAGCGTTCGACTACTCGATCGGCGATAAGGTGGCTGTGGTTCGTGCAAGCAAGTCAGTAGACAATACCGCTAGTGATACTCGCGCTACGGATGACTTCTTCTATGGTGATTCCATTGTTTCGACGGTTCTTACTGTTACTGATATCAACACCTTCACTGGTGTGATTACTGTTAACGACGCTCTCACGAGTGAAATCACTGATTCTACCGTCTATCAGTTGATCAACTTGAGTACCACTTCGGCGACTGCCTACAACGCGGTTTCTTCGGAAACTTATACCGAGGAAGGTACCGCTGTGACGAAGTCAATCACGATTCCGGCCAATGAAATTACTGGCACGGTTACGCTTACCGCAGCTGACTTGGCTAATTTCGTTGGTTATACCACTGTTGATGCTGTGGTTGATTCGGCAACGCGTACTGGCGAACCGGCAATTACGGCAGACGACGTGACCGTTACTCGTAACGGAAACGACGTGGTTGTTACGATTCCGGACTCGTTGGTGTCTACCGAAAATGTAACGACGGTTTCTGTTACGCTCACCCCGTCCGTTGTCCGTGTTCGCGACACGGTTGACACCTACATTGTGTCTAGCTACACGATGTACGTCAGCTCTGTCGAACAGAAGGAAAACGTGGTTGTAAACGACGACGTAGATACTCAAGCTTTTGTCAAGACTGACGTTAAGTGGAATCTCGACATCGAGAAGTCCGCAAAGGTTCTGGCCGATAGCGATATCGGTGCTACGTTCCTCGGACTTGGCCTTGCATCGACGAACTACCTCGACGTTGACTTCGACAACAACCCGCGTCAGGCCTACGTGCTGACCGACGAAGGCGTGAACATCGCTCGTATGTACCTCTCTATCCGCTACCGCTTCAACGGCACGATTTACGAGTTTGAAGGTACTATCGTTCCGTACAGCACCTCCACGAAGATTCAGCTCGGCATCAAGCAAGCTGCCGATTACGAACTGACCGACAGTGGTTTGGAATTCGTTCTGAACGACTCTGGTGTGCTTGACTACTTCCTTGAAAACACGTCTTATGACTTGTCTCAGTCGCTCGTCGGCGGTACCCTCAACGGTTCTGTAACTGCGATTGCATACAACTCTAATGACCCTGCTATTAAGAACGACGCAGTCTGGACTTACAATCCGTTGAACAACCGTTCTGGCAGCACTCTCTCGACGGTATGGAACCTCTTCCTCAACAAGGACGGTTCTGACGTTGATATGCTCGTCGCAGCTGGTATGGCAATCAACAATCCGTTTATGAACAAGATTGAAACCTTGAATACTCAGGTCATTCAGGCTATGTTGAATGTCTGTGAAGCCCGTAAGGACTGCTTCGCTCTCTTCGACGGTGTGTCTGAACCGGATATCAACAAGGCTCTCAAGAAGGATATCGCGGCTACCGGTTTCGTTTCGACTCTGGGACGCTGGGGTATGCTCTACGACGGTCGCGGTCTCGTCCAAGACTCCGTGTACACCAACGGCGAAGCCGAAATTATGAAGTCCGTCCAGTTGGCCTCCATCATCACCGGCAACCGTCAGTCTGGCATCTACTGGATTCCGCCTAGCGGTTACGACCAAGCTCCGGTTCCTTCTGCTTGGGGTACCAAGGAAAAGTTCCAGCGTACCTACAACTCCGAAGACAAGACCTGCGACGTTGGTAAGCTCAGCGACATCCACGTCAACGCAACTCGTGTGAACCGCGAAGGTATGTTCATTTGGGGTGACTTCACTCTCCAGATGGAAGACACTGCCTTCAACCAAGCTCACGTTGCTATGCTCGTGGCTGGCATCCACAAGACGTTCTATAAGTACCTCGACCACAAGGTCTTCCGTTTGAACACGACCAACCTTCGTGCTCAGATCACGTCTGACCTTCAGGACAAGCTCAATATGATTAAGCGGTCTAACCCTGCTGGATTGGTGGACGGCGTCGTGACTTGCGATGACACCAACAATACTCCGGAGCTTATCGACCAGAACTTCCTCATTGTTGACTTGAAGTTGCTTCCGACGAAGAGCGCACGCTGGATTATCCTCCGTACGTCTGTCGAGTCCACCAAGAACGGAAACACTGTTTCCACCGAGATTGTTTCGGGTTAAGGAAGGAGGTGACCTATGGCACTTAGTGAAGACCAAAAGAAGAAAGTATTCTGGGCTGGCGCGATTGACCATCTCGTCGACCCGGTTCGTAGCACTCGCTGGCGTATGATCATTCCCACCGACATTTTCCGTCTCGTGGGTGTGAACTGCACCAATGGCGTCCATTTTGGTACCGAAGGCGGTGAGGACGAGTACGCTCTGCACGTTCAGAGCGGTGCTAAGATTCCCGCCGTCAAGATCAAGGATGCGGCGATTAAGTATATGGGCTTTGAAAAGTTCTTCCCTGTCCAACAGGAAGGCTTGGCAAGCACGATGAGAATTAAGATGTTGCTTCTGGAAGATATGCGTGCATTCGAAATGATGCTCGCTTGGAACCAGACTTGCTTCAACCAAGGTATCTTGTCGAACACCGGTACTAACGACGCTATCCACGAATCCGACCGTACCGCAAATGAAGGTAACAACCAGATTTATCTGGGTCTCGGTCAGCAAGAGAACCACAACAACACCTACGCTGGTCTGTTGCGCAACGCTTCTGTCCGTCTCGAACTGTACGACTGGATGTACGGTAATGTTATCCTCAGTGTTCTGCTCGTGAACTGCTGGCCGAAGACCGTTGACGCATCTAGCTTCCAGTTGAGCTATGACAACGCAACGCTCGGCACGTTTGAAGCAGAGTTCCGTTACGACCGCTTTAACCTTTACATTCCGCCCGGATATAAGGTTGTCTAGTCGGAGTGGCTAGGTATTAGCCATAGAGAACGGCCCCGAAAGGAGCCGTTTTCTTGTATTTTGGCCTAATTTGCATTATAAACTCCGTTTTACTACTTTGGCGGTTATGGAAACTCAGGAAGCATACCCAGAAATCAAGACTCCGTCGAACGAGACTATCAAGACGATTCGCTCTTGCGTGGCGAAGACCATTGATGTTACCGATTCGAAGGGTAAGCTCAGTTTCCGGGTGGTTTTGGAAAACTTTGCCAACAATATGGGTATAACCGTAGTTGACTTGCTGTGCCTTCGATTCCAAGAACAGGTGAAGCTCAATGAGTTGCTGTATCGAAAGCAGTTGGTCGAGTGGTACAAGTTTGCCGTATCGAAAAAGATTATCGACCCCAAGAAGTGCGAAATTAAACTGCCGAAACAGACTATGGCTGGTCTGAATCGCGATATCAAGCGCATCACGAGCTATGTTGAGTTCATTACACAAGCCCACAACGATGTCGCGAAGTTTCCGTCAACGGTATCGAAGGAAATGAAGAAGTCTAGGAGCGGATTCGAAATGGGTCTGGTGTTCTAACGAGGAATGTATGATTAAGGAAAATAAGCTCAATAATCTAATCGAGGACGACGAAATCAAGAAGTTACGAGATTTTCTGGTCGAGACATTGGATAGCACTGGTGAAGACGGATTGCCTAGCCTTGAAAAGATTAAGTACAATGCGACGTTCAATATGGGCGAGGGAGCGGCTGAAATAGGCACCCTTGTATTCCAAGAGAAGAACAAGCTCGAAACTATGGAAGACGAATACCGAGTCGCTCGCAAGGAGAAGTACGAGAGCATTATGAACGAGCGTATGGCTTTCAATCCTACATCTGAAGGTGTACGGATTATGGTTGACGGCGATCCAGTGTTATCGAGCCAGAAGAAGGATTTGGAAAACCAGCGTCTGTATGTGGAATTGTTGGTGAGTATGCAAGAAACCATACGGTACTATCCAAGAAACGCGCAGCACTTGATCAATGTTGCGACTTTCGGTAAGGATATCGGCAAGATTTTGTAGGATATTCGTATGGAAGCTATAATAATCGGAATTGCGGTCGACATTGGGCTGGGTTTACTATTCCTGATCGGCAAGAAGATCTTCTTGTCGATTCGAGATTATTATCGCCGTTCCAACGGAATTTTCTTGAAGAACACCACCGAAAAGGATACTCCGACTGTTGACAAGAAGGAAATCGACGACGAGGTTCAGAAGGCCGTCGAAAACTTGGTTCCGACTCTGGCTGAACGCATCACGAAGCAAGTAGGTAATGATTACGCGAGAGAGAAATTATTTGACCGTGTTTGGAACGAAACATCTACCACTCCTCGTTGGGAGGCCGAACGTCGTCGAGAAGGGGTTTGCGGTATATCGTGCGAACCGGGTCTGACGTTTCAAAACATATCGGCATCTACGCCTAACTCGTCCAAAGCACCAAGGGAATTCGAGACATTCATACGCAGTATTGCTGACAGTAACCACGTGACCCCAGACGATAAGAAACTTTGTGAATCCATAATCGATGGCTATAAAACGGCTATGGATGACAAGCCGAAAAAAGTCGCCGAGGCATTTCAAGCCCATTTGGACTATGTTAAAGACGTGATTAAGTGTATGGAAGAATGGGGAGAGATGCCGGTTCCTTCGCTTATCCGCACGAAGATGGTCAATGCCGAGTCGGTGGATGATTTACTGGATGCTGAAGACGAATACCATAAAATGGTGTCCGCACATTTTCGCGGTAAGAAATATAAGTCGTTGCTGGAAATGCACAACAATATTACACGCGTTGGAAAAGAGCACAATCAGCCTATACGTGTTGAACGCGATGAACAACCTTTTATGCTTACCGAAAGTTACGGTGGTGGCAGTGAAATCGACCGAGAAATTCTTGCGTGAAAGAAGTCTGGGGACAGCCATCCTAAACTAAGTAGTAAAGCGAAAAAGTGGGCAACTGTATTGGAGTAACTATGGCAGAGAATGTAGACCCGAACACATTTTTTAACATCAAGAATATCGGTTCCAAACCAGCGGCGACTGATGAACCGAAGGACGATAATGTATTTAACGAATTTGAACACCATCTGAACCTCCCGATGGGTTCCACCCAAGAGGCTCTGGATAGTGCAAAGCAGCTTATCGCACAGACAAAGTCCTTGTCCACCCAAGCGTTGGCTGTACAGTTCGAAGAAACCAAGTTTGACGATATCCAAGCAGAGGACATCAATGACGAGGTGTTGCGTAACGACCGTGCCAGAATCCGCAAAGAGGCTCACGAGTTATACGATATGGGCAAGAATATGCTCAAGTATATGTATGACCAAGTTCGTACGCAGATTGACCCCGGTGACAAGATGTGGGCTGCGGTCGCCAATATGATTTCTTCCGTTACAAACTCCTTGAACAACTTGAACAAGATGACCAAGGACTTGCGCGAGGAAAACGAACACGATACCGAGAAACGTATCTTGTCCGGCGAACTGGCCGACAACGATTCTCAGGACTACGAGCTGTCTCCGCAGCAAGCCAACAAGCTCATTGCCGCTTGGACGGCTGACGCCGAGGCGAAGGTTCAAGAGGAACTCAAGGCTACCGCCGAAGCAAACGAGCGTCGTCTCATTGAGCAGCATTCCAAGGAAACTGAGCAAAAACTTTTAGAGAGTGAGAAAAAAGTATGAAATTCGCAATAGTTGGAGACCTCCATCTCGGAGCGACTAACAAGAAGAGTCCGATTGGCAACGCGTTTGTCAAGGGACAGCACGCTTACATTGACCAGATGATTTCTGAATGGAAGGAAGCCGACGTGACCCACGTAGTGTTCCTTGGCGATATTTTCGACAACGAACGGTTTATCGCAACCGACGTGATGGATTATGCGCTACGACTTTTCCGTGACAAGCTGGCCGATTTCAAGGTGTTCGTCATTGCCGGAAACCACGATATGCGCTACACGAACACCAGCGAGGTGTGTTCAGTGAGCTTCCTCGGCCTCATTCCGCACGTTACCGTATACGACGCCAAGATTGGGGTGGAACAGTTCTTTGGGCGAGAATGGATCTTTGTTCCGTGGATTATCCCAGACAATATGGACAAGGTTAACAAGTGGCTGGTGAAGCTGTCGCGGTCTGGTGTCGAAAAGCGGGTCATCATAGGCCATTTCGACATCATCGGTGCTGCTATGGGTGCCGGTAACATATCGCAGAATGGTTTCGACTCGAAGCGTCTGCTCAATGCGGCTTCCCTCACTTTCAGCGGCCACTACCACGTTGGTTCGGAGATGAACAGCGACGAATCGACGATTATCTACACTGGTACGCCTTACCATATGACCTTCTCGCACGTAGGCTCTACTCCCGGCTACTATATCGTGGACGATGAAGGCTGCGCCGAGGACGGTCCGCTCAATTTGGAATTCCACGAAAACAAGCTGTCTCCGCGCTTTATCGATGTCAAGGATGTCGATATCGACGCCCAGCCAGCCGACTTGTCCAACTGCGTAGTTCGGCTTTTCTCAGACAAGGCTTGCTCTATGGATCAGTATGCCGAAGTCAAGACCAAGTTGGTCGAACGTAACCCGATTTATATCGACCAGTATTACTACGGCGACGACGGTACTATTGTCTCCGAGGATGGTGAGGTTATCGACGAGGAAGAAGCCAAGCGCATCTTGTCTTCCGACTCCTTGGGGATGGCTTCTATGTATATGGACAAGCATCCTGACATTTTGCCTGAATTGAATGACCAAAATGTGGACGCAAAGTCCAAAATTATCGAAATGCTTCGTGAATACGACGCAAAGTAGATATAAATGTAATAATTTATATCGTGAATAACGATAAAGGAAATCTATGGATATCCAGAAGAAAATCGATGAATTCGTAAACGATGCCTTCAAGGGTAAGGTCGCTTTCAACATTTTGCTGGTCTCTGACGAGACTTCTCGTCTGTCCGTGCTTCGCGGCCATAACGCATTGAGCTACTTCAGGAAGCATTTCGCCAAGCTCGCCGATGTGAATTTGGTTTCTATGACCAGCAGCGACTTCTGCCGCATCAACCCGGATTTGACCAAGTACAATGTCCTCTGGATTGATAATGTCATTAACGAACGTATGAATCTTTTGCTCGTGGACAAGCTCGACGATCTCGCCTCCTCGTTGGTTGGTAAGAACGTCTTGGAACTCTCCGAAGCCGATCAGATTCTCGCTCGTAAGCTGAGAAGTCTCCACCTCCGCGTCGTGTACGCTATCGACGAGTTCGTTTGGGATGCCCCGGCTGGACGCTCTAAGAGCATCGGTGCTTGCCGAGTGGTGGAAGATGCGATGTACATCGCGGATTCCGTACTGACTCCGAATGCCGAGCTGCAGTGCGCCTTGGTCGATATGCACTTGGTGGCACCCGACAAGGACGTTATCAGCATTCCGACTTTCGTGAATGACCAGTTCTACCCGATTCACCGTATGAACGAACGCTCGTCCAATTATGCGACCTCGATTCGTAACCCGAAGATTCTTATCAAGGGTACGGTGATTCCTCCGAATGTTCAGAATTTCATTGTCGAAGCTATGAAGCCTCGCGGCCAGCGTGCCAAGGTGTTTGGTACTGACTACAGTATCACTATTTCGAGCGTTATTGACCTACGTCCGGAAATCTACCAGCTCATTAAGGAGAACAAGGTGACTATTCTCCAGCACTGGGCTAGTCCGTATTTGGACAAGAGCAACGTGACCGAGACGCTGGCCTACGAACGCGATACAGGCTTTGACTTTGTCATCAACACGATTCCGAACGATATCAACGACAATCCGTACGAAATCACGAACCTTGATACCGACTGCGTGCTGGCGGTTGCCGAAGGTGCCGTGGCTATCGCCGGTGTCCGCGATGCTGGATTCAGCGCGGAAAATCACATTTGCGTTGCCAGTAACCTCGTCTTCGGTAAGGATGACTCGTTCTCCAAGATCGCGTCGCTTATTGAATCTTGGCGTATTATCCTTAACTGGGACGCCGCCTACAAGAAGCAGCGTGCTCTTCTCAACGAACGTCTTATCGGAAGCCGTAGCGTGATGGGTGGTTTCTTCCACGCTATGCTGGGTCGTACGTTGTCTGAACGCTATGCCAAGACCGTCGAACAGACTGTCGCGGCAGAAAAGGCGAAGCTCGCCGAGCAGAATAAGAGCAAGAAGGGCAAGTAATGAAGTTTTGGGTAACCAAATACGACGTTACTAGTTTCGCGGCGGACACCGAAGGCTACAAGGATATGTCCGTAGCGGCCCCGTCCATTGTGGGCGATCCGTTTGACGATGTCGCGCTGGCACAGCAGAAGTGCGACGAGCTTTCAGCTACCGAATGCGGCGACGAGGTCGAGTTCGATATGAAGAACGGCAAGCACTACAAGGGACCGAGGTACATCTATCGAATCGGTGAATCCGATAAGTAGGTTAGTCTATGTCAAAGATCAATGATTTGTTGGATAACACCGACGAGCAGACTCGCACATATATGCAGACTGCAAGGACTATGATGGCCGCAAACCACGGCCTCGTTCTTGACCGCGATCCAGCCGAAGTTATGCGCGAGAACAACAAGGGTCTTCACGAAGTCGCGAAGATCATCAAAAAGAAGAAGGGTATGGTTCGGCAACAGACCGTTGCTAAGCCGGTGGTTCAGACGGTCGTCCCCCCGACCGTGGAGCCAGAGGTTCAGAACGCTCCGATTACCGACCAGAATATGGCAAGTCAAGGCTATGACCGCTATATGGAATCGATGATGGCTCGTACAGCACCGCAACCCCAGCAATCTTCTGCTCAGTACGTCGAGACTATTGAAGACACGCAGCCTTACGTACAGAGTCCGCAACCGGTACAGGCTCCGCCAGACCCTGTAGCGGAAGCGGTACAACAGCCGCAAGTGCAAGTACAAGAACAGCCTCGGATGGAGCTTTCTGCCTTCACGCCGAGACCGTACGTGCAAGCACCCATTCAGCCGCAGCGTCGCGTTCAGCCAGTACAGCAGATGCAGCCGGTCGCGCCTCCCCAAGTGCAGCCGGTCGTGCCTCCCCAGGCACCCGTGCAGATGCCGTCCCCTGTTCAACCGCCGCAGCCCCAGCAGCCGATGGCAGACCCGTTCGGAGTGGGTCCGGGTCAGTATCGGTTTGCCGACTCGCAACCAAGAAAGGTCGTCCCCCAGCAAGTACACGACTACGAAGCCTTCAGCGAAATCCGTGGATTGCCGTCCACTGGTGCGCTGTACGGAAGCCCCATCTCCGGTCAGGCTTTCAAGCTTATGGACTTGCTGATGCTTAACGACATCGATTCCGAGAACATTACTACGGTGTTCAACGAGCTATACGCTCGCCGTCTCCGTGGCGTAGACCCGGAAGATATCTTGTCGTGTGACGACCCGTACATCCTTCATTGGTTGCGTGCATCCTCGTTCCCCGACCAGCCGCTTCCGGGAATTCTCTGGTTCGAATGTCCGGAATGTGGCCAGCGAAACGAAGCACCAGCGAATAGCAACGGCTTCGATGTCGGTTTCTATAATCTCGATTTCAACATTGTCGGCGATGTGAAGAGCATCTTGGCTAAGCACGCCCACGGCTATTACGCGTTCCATCTTCTGGATGGCCGCGAGTGCGATGTTTACCTGAGACGACGCTCCCACGACAGAATGGTTGATGAAGCTGTTAACCAGTACGCGAAGGACATCGGCAAGCCGATGCCGCAGTATCTCCGCGAAATCATCAAGGCTGCCGTGGTACTCGAAATCGAGGAATGTGAAAACCTGAACGACAAGATCAATTATCTCTCGAATATGAACGTGGGCGACGCAACGAAGATGTTCGACGAGATAAATGCTGCAAGCCTCACAACTGTCATAACTGCTAGACTGAAGTGTCCGAAATGTGGAAAGGAGGTCAAGGTCTTCTATCCCTTTCGTCTCGACCAGTATATTTCCAGTCTATGACAAGATAGCGTTGGTTCGTGACAAGTGCCTCATCTCTGATATGCTCCACACTTCGATACTGGATTGCGACCAGCTTTTCATACCGGAGTTCTTGGAGGTCAAGAAATACAGCGTGGAGAAATTCAACCAGCTCTACGGGGTAGAAGAAGAGGAATCCGGCCAAGAAATTGCAAGTATGCTGGGCGCAAGATAGGCGAAGCCGCGAGGCTTTGCCTTTTTTGATGCCCAAAATCATATAAACTGCAAGTAACCGACTTGGAATGCAAAAATGGCTACTGTAGACATCAAAAATGCGGTAAAGGCTGGTATGCTGGAGGCTTTGGCCGAACAAGAGGCCGCAAAGGCTCACCAAAATCTTGTGGATTTCCACGAGGAGAATAACAGTGCGCCTAAAGCCGACCCGATGGACGCGGTCCTTGAAAACCAAGCATCGATCATAGAACTGCTTAAACAGTTCAACGAACGGACTAGCGGAATCGGAAATGCCGCTACGGCTCAGGAAAATTACGGCCAGTCTGGGTTTGCCCAGCAAGCTATGGCATCCAGCCAGAACAGTATGAGCCTCGGTAGCAACTTTACTGGTGATATGGTCGCCGGTAATGGTTCTATCAAGAACATCATTATCAACCACGGTATAGTGTTCACCGACTCGTCTGGAGCGGTTCAAGGCGGAATCTCCAATATCGGAGCCGCACAGACTGCTTCGCCAGTGGCCGGGTCTGCAGCCGAGAACAATGAAAATATCTCGTACAAGGCTGGTCTCGCTGGAGACGAGACCGACCGCGTTCAATCGAAGATTGATCACGAAGAGAGCAAGGCTTATCAAGAATACACTGTGAAGCCGACTATGACCAAGCTTTCCCAAGCTCTGGACAAGTATCTGAACCAAGAAAACCAGATATTGACTGTTTCGGACGAGTCCGGGTTTGGGCTGTCGAGCTTTCTTGGAACTCTTATTGGTGGTGCTATCGGTGCTCTGGGTGGTCTTGCTATCGGATGGATGCAAGGTCTCAAAGCTCAGTGGAGCAAGGTCGGTAAGGCGTTTGCAAATGTCTGGAAGGGTGCGACCAAGTGGATGAAGGACACGAAGCTTGGTAAAGCCATTGCGAATCTTGGGACAAAGTTTAAATCCACTATCAGCGGAATGACGCAGACCGTTGTCGGCAAGTTCAAGAGTATGACTTCTGCGGTGAGGGAAACTCTCGGCGGCCTAAAGTCCTCGTTCATGAAGACGCTATCCGGTTGGAAGGACGCCGTCAAGAACAGTGCCGTTGGAAAGGCCGCCAGCGCGGTTAAGGATAAGATTGGCGGTCTTTTCAACAAAGCCAAGAGTCTAATCGGGTCGGTCAAGAACGCTGCCCAAGAAGGTAAGCTGATGTCGAAGATCGGTGCGAAACTCTCGAAGGTTGGAAAGGCGGCGGCAACTGCTTATACCAAGTCTCCGGTCGGAAAGTTCACTAACGCCGCCCTTTCGGCGGCCAAGTCCGCTGGCTCTGCCGCAGCGAAGATTGGACGTAAGCTGCCCGTTATTTCTGGCGCGATTAGCCTTGTTGACGGCGCAAAGAACTCTTATGACGTTTGGAAGAAGGGTGGTAGCATTTCGGACATCACCTCGACGGCTCTTGCTGGTGCTACCGATGCCTTGATGAATACGCTCGCCGTGCCTGAAATTATCGGAACTGTCAAGGGTGCCGTTAATGGTGCGATGAAGAACGGCCTCAAGGGTGCGCTGAAGGGTGCCGGTTCCGGATTTATGAACGCTCACGACGCGAACGAAGTTTCTATCGGTCAAGCGTTCTCTGCCGAAATCGCTCACTTGGCTGGTAACGAAACTGAAACAACCAAGGCAATCCGTCGCGCAAATATGTACGGTTTGACCAAGGATCAAGTTGGCCTTGTGAACATCAACGGAAACGCTGGTGGTTTTGGAACAGCTGCCGCTCTATATCAGGGAGACAAGAAACTTGCCTCCGGTTCTACCGCTAACTCGAATACGCCTACCGCGACTACTGGCGATAACGCTAACGGTAAGCGTGCAAACGAGAATGAAAAGAACAAGGAAACTGTCGAGGCGATGAAGGAAGCCTTTATCGAGGCTATGACAAGTGAAGAAGTTAAAACTGCTAACGCTGAACAGGCTAAGGCTACTGGCGAAGCGATTAACGGGTCGTTGTTGGGGTAACATCTGACGACTAAATTTCTATGATTTTCTATGGATTTCTACGGATTTTGCGTATAATCGCAATAAAATTTGTGCCACATATATAAACTTTTGGTATATGCGAGCATGTGGAAGTCCTCGTATATAAAGAGAAGCGGATTTTCTATGCCCGGCGAATGCAGACTTCCACAATAAGCGTTCGCTGGGCATTTTGGTTTGTATGGAACAGCAGTGCGGACGAAAGATAGGCTTATTGCCGACTAAGGCTCAAATACGGACGATGCACCGTATGTGCGCCGTCTCTCGTCGTGCCTACAACTGGAAACTTGCTATACAGAATGCCGAATACAAGGCAGCCAAGAAAGCTGCCCCAGAAGGCGAGAAGCCCAAGTGCCGATTTGGAACGCCGAGGGACTGGCACAAGGAATGGTGTATCTACAAGAAGGAACCGGGTAATGAATGGATTACCTCGGTATCCAAGTTTTGTGGCCAAGAAGCTCTGATCGACCTCGGTTCTGCTTGGAAGCGGTTCTTCAAGGGACTGGCAAGACACCCGAAGTTCCATCATTACGGCGTAGACGAGTCGTTCCGCTGCTCAGGTGGAGTATTCATTGGCAGGGACTTCGTCCAGTTGCCTACACTCGGCAGAATAAGATTAGCCGAGAAGGACTACATCAAGATACCAGACGGTTCCGATAAGGTTCCGATTGCAATGGCTACCGTATCCGTCGATGCGGTTGGACATTGGTTCGTATCGTTTGCCTATCATACAGATGTTGTACCGTTATATGACGAGGTTACCTCAGTTACAGAAGACGACATCATCGGAGTAGACCTTGGTATCAAGGATTCTGCAATCACTTCAGATGGCGTAGTTTATGCAAATCCGAAGGCATACAAGCGGTATATGAAGCGCATCAAGCGCATCCAGAAGACGGTGTCTCGCCGGAAGAAAAAATCAAAGAACCGTAAGAAGGCTAGAATCCTTCTTGCCAAGGCTTGGCATAAGGTAACCTCTATCAGAATCAACCACGCACACCAGCTTACGGCGGACTTGACCTACAAGTCCAAGCCAAAGATGGTCGTAATGGAGATGCTTCGTCCGGTGAATATGGCGAAGAATCACAATCTTTCTATGTCCGTCCTTGATGCCAATTTCGGACGCATTAAGGAGTACATGAAATACAAGTGCAAGTGGCTTGGTATCAAGCTGATACTTGCGCCGCAGTTCTATGCGTCCAGCCAGTTCTGCTCGCATTGCGGATGCTACAAGAACACAAACTTGACTTTAAAAGACCGAGAATGGACTTGCCCAGTATGTGGCGAGCACCATGACCGTGATGTTAATGCGGCCAAGAATCTCCATTTCTATGGTCTTTGGCTGTCTGGACTCGTCCAGACTTCCGACAATGATGCGGCGCGATTAGCCGTAGGCGGATGTTCCGCCGAAGCCTGCCCTTCCGTCTACCGGAAGGAAGGTATGACTTTTGTCAGCCCCAGAGACCGGAGGTTGCAGTTCTTCCTTGCGGAAGAACCGTGCCGGTTGTTGAAGCAGGAACTCAGCACTATAAACTCATTGATATAATATGCAGCTTTTGCGATTATTCATAGAAATTTACAGGAATGAGTTATCGGGTAATGTATGGCTAAGAAGAACGAAGTCAAAAAGTATCAGAAGCGTGTAGGCCATACCTCTGGTAGGATGATCGAGAATCTACCGAAGCCTAACGTGGTGCGAATCCAAGTATTGGATGGTCCCGCTCGTCGTTCGTATATGGGCGGTTTCCAGAGTGTCCTTGATGAATTTAGAACTACGATGCAAGATGCGTGTGCCGAGGCAAGCAATTATAACTTGTATGAACCGTTTTATGGTATTCTGGATCAGAGCGCGGCTGTTGGTCCGAGTATCAACGTGACCGCATCTTGGAACCAGCCCAGCCAGAAGTCTGGTTTCTCGATGATGAACACGCTGCTTACTGGTGACGGTGCTGGCGGCCTAGTCGGTCTTGTTCCGTTTGCTGGTGCAACTTTGTCAAAGAAGACCGATACGGCTTTGCAGTCTATCGAAAAGCTGGCGACCACCTCGATGTCGTTTGCCGGTATGAACAACAACTCGACCGGTAGTACGACCATTAAGCAGTTTACCAGGACTACCATCGGCGCGAATATGCCGCTCAAGTTCAAGTGGTATCTGCCCGAACAAGAACAGATGTGTCGAATTTCCATCAAGCGTTTGATTATGATGACTTATGTCCGTCCGATGGATATGGACTCGGCCACGATTATTAACGCCGCGATTAACGGCATTATGAACGCTGGTGGAAAGGCTCTTGACGCCGCCAAGGATGCAATCAAGGATGTCGGAAACTTTGCTGCTGATACGGTGGCTGATAGCTGGGGAATCGTTACTGACAGCGGAACTACAGCATCTAACCGTGAGTTCCTTTCAAATGAGGCTCGCGACACTGCGAACTATTATTCAGACAATACCGCGATGGCACTCGGTCTCAACGAAGGCGGCGGTAATACTGAAACGACAAGTGAAAGCGACAAGTCCGAGGGAAGTTCTACTGGAACTAGAGGCCAGCGAGCGAAGGATTTGATGAAGAAAATCGCTGGTGGCGCGGTCAGTGCGTACAACAGCATCAATACTTATTTCGGTGGCGAAATTACGGCAAACCCCCTTCCGGTGCGAATCAGTGTCGGTCACTATTTGGACTTGGAACCGGTAGTGCTGACCTCGGTTAAGATTACCGCCTCGAAGGAACAATTTATTTCGAATGACGGTACCCACTTGCCGCTTTGGGTTTCCGCCGACGTGAACTTTGATTACTGGATGCAGCCGGGTCCGACCAAGGACTTCCTCTCGTTCCTTGGCAGCGAAGTGTTTGACGAATGGGTCAAGCGTGGTGATTCCAAGAGCGAAAAGAACCAATCCGCTGGCGGCATCACCAAGAAGTAAGGAGGAATTATGGCGACAGCTGATGAAAAATTCCCTAGAATCCGCGACGACAAGTTTAATGTCGCTGGAATGTTCCATATTCCTTTGGTACAGAACGGTCGTCTTGACCGTGTTATTGGTGACCTTTACGGTACTCCTACGATGTACAAGGCATTTGCTGCGGCGAACGATATCCGGAATCCTATGCAGCTCCGTGGTACCATCCGAATCTCGTCCGAGGCAATCCACAACGAACTAGTTTTAAAGGGGTATAAGGGAAATGACCTTGTACAGGCCGAAAAGCAAGCTAACGAGGATGTGGTTCTTGGAAACCGAGACTGGATTGGCTACAGCGACCCGTTCAACGGTGTGATTACTGAAGCGGTTGGCGACGACAACTATGTTCTCCCTGACCCTAATAGCGTTGTGGCTTGGCATATGAAGTACAACGAAGTTGAAGAGGATGAATAATGGCAAGTGGACTTGGTACCAGTTTTAGCGTTACAGTGGTATTGAATGACCGTATTTTTGACGCTAACGACATAGATGAACTGTCGATGACAATTCCCATTAACGAATTGCCGTTTGGCACTGCTACGGTTCTTGTTACCAATTTGCCGGATTTTCAGATTGATAGCGGATGTTTCGGTAGGTTTGTATTCCTAAACACTGGTTATCAAGGCGTTGACGGCAGCGGATTTACATTTTTGATCACCTCGGCGAGCCAAACGCTAGTCAATGAAGGAACTACTGCGGTCCAGTTTAATTGGAAGATGAACTCTCCGGACCTTATGAAAAAGACGACGGAGGCCATCAAGGGTTCTAGTCTCGATGCGATGATTGACATCTTGAAGTCGTACGAAGGCGTAGCACCATACCAGAATCTCATTGTCGGTGATGCGGCCAACCTTACCGATACGATGACTTGGCGTTATATCAACTGTAACCTAGTCGACAAGCTCCGCACAACCGTCGACCATTCCGCAATGGTTGGGGACTATATGTTCTGGACTTACGATATCGTGTCCCAGTGCATTCTTATATCCTCGTTGAATACGTCGAAGAAAGTCAGTACGCCGATGGCTTGTATCTATTCTCAAGATGCAAGGACATCGACCGCAAGCTCTAGGTTTGTGGATTCTAACACCAAGAGCGAGGCTTGGCTGTATTACCAAGAGGAACGTATGTCCAACAAGGGTGAGAACCTTGCTGAATCGTTCCCGAACATCGTCCATTCGAGTGTGGACTCGAAGGGTAAGGCAGACGTGTCGAACTGCTACGGCGACTGCTACGATGCGTTGATGCAGCATTACGGAGCGATGAACGCACAACAGACCGCAGTCAAGTTTAATCTACCGGACACAAAGTCCGTTTACGGCGACATCAAGGTCATCAACAACTTCCCCGGCAATGTGCATAATTCTTATTGTATCGCCGAACAGATTCGCCTCCGTCACCTCACGGAATACTCCAAGCTGATGTCAATCGGCTTGACGAACTGTATCGGTCCCGCCGTTGGCAGTCGCGTGTATGTCTACTCGCTGAAACCATCCAATAACGGCGGCACGACCGGTCCGGATATGTATTACACGGACGAATACATCGTTATTGCCAAGCGCATTAAGAAGGATACGACCGTTTCTGCTGGTGCATTGGGTTCGTCTCATTTCAACCAGCAGCCTGACCACTTGACTATTCTGACCTTGATTTCCAATCACGAAGGAATCCAAGGTTACGACCCGACGATGCAGAAGCTTGATGAAATTGCAAAGGCTTGTAAGATTGAAGCCGATAAGTTGAAGAAGTAGGTGCGATATGGGAATATACAACAAGTTACCAGATGTCGATTACCTAGCTGTGGTAGTTCAAGGAAGCGTCGATACGATGCACCGTGGTGCCGTGATGGCTCGCGTTTTGGGCGTTACTGACGAATTGGACGATGAAGAGCAGCCGTATTTCTATCCGGCGTTGAATAGTTCAATCCAGCAAGTCCCGCCGGTTGGATATTACTTGAGAGTCCGTTTCGAAGATGGCGATATCAACCGTGGTACTTACTACGGAATGTCGGCCACGCCTGACGTACTTCCTCCGGAGTTCGCTGACAATTACCCGGATGTGGCCGTTGGAAATCTGGGAGAGGATGGCTTCTTCTACACGCATAATCGTCAGACGCATACCACGACAATCGTAAATCCCGGAAACAATTCTGGATTTGTCTGGGATGCCGCTGGTTTTATTACCTATGAGTCCACCGTCGCTCACGCGCAAGCTGGGCAAGGTGCCAAGGAAGGCGGTGGAGCTAACACCCACCACGTCCTTACCGAAGCCACGATAGACATTTTCACTTGTATGCCGGTAGGCGGTAACCGAGACAACACCGGTATCGGTCAAGGCAGTGAATACTTACAGATTTCTCATATTTCCCAGACGACCGTCGATGCGTTCAACGGTCAGCCGCCGCAAGACGATACTTCGAAGTCTCCGGCTCTTTCCGAACCGTTCGACGACAATGTTCCTCACACCGATATCGTCAACAAGAGCGGCGAAACCGTGATGAAGGTTCCGCTTGAACGAACCGACAAGATGATTCAGAGAAATGGAAAGCAGATTAAGCGTATCTTGGTGTGCCATACTGAAGGAGAATGCTTCCCGGTTATGGCTAACACGTTCATCACGACTGATACCAATGCCCACTTCTTGGTCGGTAAGGTTGCTGGTGACCCCGAAGTCCTTGGCGAAACCGGCAATAAGGATTCGCTCAAGAATAGCGGCCTTTACCAGTTCATCGACCTTGACAACGATGCTGGTGCATACAGCAACGCGTCGATTGATGGCGACAAGGCCAACGTGGATGCCGTCGTCATTATGCTTGTAGGTGACGCTACCAGTGCTCCCACCTCCTATCAGATGGGTGTTCTGGATAAACTGATTGTGCATATCCGTACAAAGGCGGATAACTTTGATATTCCAGTCGTTTCGCCGAACAGCTTCGACGCCCCGCAGAATCCGCGCGCGCTGATGCCGAACTTTAATGCGGACGACTATAACGAGTAGGTAATTGTATGAGTGCTGCGTCAAACAAGAAAATGGATTGCGAGAAGCCTAGGAACGCCGCCAGTGCCGGTATGCAAGCGTCCGTCAATTCTGCGGTCGTTTCCACTCCTACTGCGAATACCTCGTCCCAGCTCGCCGGAGACTCTAGCTATCCGCTGAAACCGTCGTTTTTGACTGGCGTTGACGGTATCGCCAATACGATTACTGGAGGCATCGAGAAGGCAGCCTCCGCTATGGACGCTACTACGAAGCGTATCAACAATGTCGACTGCAGCGATATGCTGTACGAGTACATAATGAGCAAGCTGCCACCATTTACGGCGACACTCATTAACGGAGCTTCTAAGGGTCTGGACAAGGCCGCGAACTTTGCTCACGGAATCACATCGGGCGCGTCTATCGGAAACTTGATCCGTAAGCCAGATTTCGTAAAGAATGTGTGTACATTTATCGAGATGTGGGGTGGAACCATAGACGGCTGGCTCGACGTGATTGTCAAGGCGGCGTTTGCATTGTTCAACAAGATCGATGCCGCTCGCGAGCGTCTGGAGAATGCGACTCTCGACTTTACCGAGGCCGTACGTAACTGTGTCCTAGATGTCATTAACGCGATACAAGATAAGTTGAACGGTTTGTTGAATTTCACGATGGCGATTAACTGGGACGACCTTGGAACGTATATGGCCAAGTGTCCTTGCTTGGCGAACGTAATAGCTTACTTGACTGGTTGTACCGAGGATGCCGATGGTAATTCGACGAAAGGCCGTCCTTGGGCTATAATCGCGTGCATCAATGAAAAGTTCTCGTTCCTTAACGTAGATGACTTGAAGTTTGGCCTTGACACGATGATTACGAAGTATGTCAAGAATTTCATCAATGGCCTGTTTAATCTTATCGAGGCGTGGATTGTCTATGTCTATAACCTTGTTATCAAGCCGTTCCGATTCTTGATGAAGAAGTATGTTGAATTGCTTACCAAGAAAATGAACGTGGACAAGTTCATAGATACGGTCGGCCCGTTTGAGTGTTTCTTCGTCTACACGGAGGAATACGAAAAAGGAAAGAAGTATTACGGTATGTCAGCCATCGATATGATCAATACTTACAAGGGATGGATTGGTTGTCTCGAAATTGCTTGCCCGAACCTTTCAGAAAAGATTAAGAACCGTACCAAGCAGATGTACAAGGACTTGCGCCTAGAGGACAAGTATTGGCGTCGTGCTATGGAAGCCGATATCTATACTTGCTGTTTGGCCACCGAGCTTGATGCGCCTACCGCCCGTGAGAGTGTTCTCCGCCAGCTGTACTTAGAGAATCCTTGGGACTGGCTGTTGTCTCTATTCAAGAAGGCTAAGAACAAGGACGACAATACCAGCGAGGCCGACGAGGAGGCCGAAGAATACGACGTTAGCCGTCCGTTCACCTTCTCCGACTTGCATCCGTCCGAGGGTTCGTCTCTTGATGGAAGTATCAAGGACGCTATCAATTTCACGTACTCCGTCGAAACCGAAAACGAGGTGATGGCCGGACCCAAGAAGATTTCGAAGTTCGAGGAAAATACCTTGAAGAGCATTGTCGGCAGTATGTCGTCCCAGACCGATGACAACTACTACGTCGAGCATATGTACCAGCTCGTTCGGTTCTCGAACAATTATGCGACTTCGGAAGCATATATCCAGTATGTCTCTGACAAGCTGGATTCAATCGAGTCGCTGTCCGGTAATTATTCGTCTAGCGACAACGGTATGAACAATTCTAGCGTTCGCCAGCCGTACTATGTAGACAATCCGACCGGCTATCCGACGGCTGATGGTTCCGTGTCGAGTCCGGCCATCGTCGTTACCTACACGGTGCCGAGCGACTTCGACCAGACTCGATCGGAAAAGATATCCTACTTCCAGTTCACGCAGCAAGCGTCAGGTGAAACTCTGGCAAACTACTACGCGAGAATGTACCAGTCAGCTGTGGGGTCGTAATGGCTCACAATTACTACAAAGATTGCCATAAGGGTACGTACAACCTGTTGCATCCGGAGAAGTATATGCCGAACGCTCCGCTCCCACAGTACAAGTCGGAATGGGAGCAGAAGTTCTTCGTACTCTGCGACGTGCATCCTCTTATAACGATGTGGGGGTATGAACCGCCTCCGATTTCCATTGCTTATATGTCGCCGAAGTACCAGAAGATTTCGATATACAAGCCTGATATTTATGTCGAAATCACCGATAAGGACACCCAACAGGTTACCAAATACCTTATCGAGATTAAACCGACCACCTATTCCGTGATTCCAAAGATGCCGAAACCGCCTTCAAATCAGGCCGACGAAGCGGCTTGGGCTAGGTATAGGAAGCGAAAGGTGTCGTTCGAGGCCAAGCTGATGGATGTTATGGTTAACCACGCCAAGTGGGCGGCCGCAGAAGAATGGTGCCGCTTGAGGGGGGTAAACTGGTTCATCGCGAACGAAAAGAATATGGGAAGACTGTTCCATTATGACGTTCGCCTCTAAAATGTAATAATTTAGGGTTAAATCAAGGATTGTACGGATTATGTCGTGCTGCAGTGATACTGTTGTCATTCACGGTGGATATGAGCCTCTGAGCCAGCGTCTCCTCAACTATGGGAAGGACGCCTATAGCGATGTCGTTTCTCGCCAGCGTGTGGTTATGTGGGTTTTCGTGTTTTACGACGAGAATGACCAGTGTCCGACTTGCAAACAAGCTTTCAGCGATATGTTCGCGTGGTTCAACAAGTACCATCTGTTCGACGACCCAGTTCGCTGCGTTCGGACGGTCATCGAGCCGGAACCAGAGAAAAACCTTATCTACACCGACCTCGGTATGCACAAGCTCCCGGCGGTCGTGTTCTGTACTGATAAGGGTCTGATCTACGATATCGTGTTCGAGTTTCCTGGTCAGAAATGGCTTGAAGAGTACATCTTGCCGTACATCCAGAACGACGGAAAAATGGGATAATGGAATCAAAGGAAACGGTCTACATTATGGGATACAGCCTCGACGCGGTAATCGAGGCTTTGAGACGCAATATGAATGGCGAGTCTGTTCATTTTTTGGCAACGGCCAAGCTCGGCGAACCCCTTGACCTTTTCAACGATATGCTGTCGAATCGCACTGTCGCAATCTTGAAGGTCGTGTCCCCTATCGACATCAATTATACGGAATATCATAATCCACGGTTCCTTTACATACCGTATGACCGAGTGCGCATCAAGAATACCAAGAACGGAATCATACAGTTTCCGCTTAACAAGAACTCGTTCGAGGACACCGACGAGTGGACTTCCATATGCGAGTCCTTCAAGAAAGACCCGGTCTATTCAGTTTTGATGGACAAGGGTAACTCTCCGTCTAAGCTGGTCAGTGCAATGAAGGCGCATATGCCTAGTACGTTCGTGGACACGTTCTGCAAGGCTATGGGCATCACGCGCTGGCGTGGAATCCAGTTGTCCCACTTGACAATGATCGGCTTCAACTACGAATATCCGTTCGCCTACCTAGACAGAGACTACCAAGAGACGTTCTATAAGCCCGATATGACTTACGAGGAAATCTGTACGCAGATGCTCGCAGTCGCCGGAATTCCGGTTACGCATATCAACGCAAAGGTTTGCTCGAAAATTATCCGTGACCGAGAATTTACCGACCCTCTAATCATTATGGACAACCGTATCGACGGCTACCTCCGTTATGTGTGCGGTCGTTTCGATAGAATCCGTATGTATAGCGAACAGGTCAAGATGCCGCCGCAGCTGTCAACTGGCCGTAACGGACTCTACTACACGCCGTACAGCACTGACTTCTGGGGTGTCGAGATACTGGGGGACAAGGCTTATAAGCTCAGTTCCGAGCTGGTCAATACGCTCTACGACGAGTTCATTTCCGAAATCCCGCTGAGTAGGACGAACGCCAAGCTGTATAACCAGTACGAGTCTATGGTGAAATTCTACGGGCCGAAGAAGATGCTCGATGTCCGCCAAAGAGTCGAAACTATGGTCAAATAAAAAAACCACACTCAGTGTGGTTTTTTTTTCATTAGTCGTCTTTCTTCTTAAATGTTCGCATTCCATAATCTGAATAGTATTCCGTCGGATTGAATGTCTCGTATGTAAATGCCTTCTTGGTGGCTTGGAGAGACTCATAAGTTTCCTCATAGAATGAATGGCGGAAGGTATTGTAGTCGGTTTTCTTGTCTAGCGCATTGGCGTCCGAACCGTCACGTGTATTGTCGCGGAGATATCGGAGCTGAGTCTTGAATGTTCCGTGGAAGCAGTTCGGGTATGCAAAGCTTACGCTGAACTTGTACGGATTGTTCTCGTTGAACCCTAGTTTCATATCCGGCGAATTTTTCAGTACGGCGGAGTTGAACTCGAACATTTGGTTCAATGCGATATCGGTGATGTACGGAGCCGTTTGGGTCGCCAGCTGGCCAGTACCACTACGCTGCATAGTCGTGGCTTCTGAATACACATCGATGGCCACGTTGATCTTGTGCCAGGTGCTCCTAGCCTTCAGGACGAGCGGACTGAACTGCACGTTGAACAAGGCGTTGAAGAACTGGTACCACATCATATACGGGTCGTCAACGATTTGAAGCTGTAAATCCTTTGGACCGGCGTCACCGGTAAGCAGAGGGTACTGCAGCTGTTTCGTAGTATCGAGAGAACCGAATCGCATCGGGTTGGCCGTGTTACCCTTAACCGTCGCGGACTCGCAAGCCCAATACATATTGAGAACCTTGCTAGAACGGTCATAGAACATATCGAGCCAGTCGTTGAACGCAGCTTTCCAGTGAAGGTCACCGGTGTCCTTGAACGTCTTTGTGTTCGATAGCGTGTACTTGTCTGCGTATGCGTTCCTGTCCATCACGCGGAGAGCTTCCGAGACGTACTCGCCCCAGAATCCGACGTGATACTTGTTGAGCAAGTGTCCGCGAGCTGCCGCGTAGAACTTTTCCATATAGAAAGCGAGGTAAGCGTCGCCGGATGCCTTTCGGTTTAGCGGATCACCTATACCAGCGGATGTGCCGCGTTTATAGTTTGTAGCCATAGCTTACCTCTACTGGTTATAGTAACTGTCTGAACCGTAGGACACGCAGATAGCGTTCATCAGTTCGTTTGGGTCGGGCAGACGGATAATCCGCTGGATTTCGTACTTGATGCTCAAGTTGAAACTCACGGTCTGCAGAGTACCCGGCTTGAAGTTGAGAGGGGAGATTGCCGTAAAACGGCAGCGTTCCAGACGGACTATCATATACTCTTGGGCTACGTCGTCGGCCAAGTGCATATCGATCCACTGGAGATAGGTTAGACGGTTGCGGTAGCGGCGGTCAGTGCCGTATACACGGTGCATACGGTCAAGAACTGGGTCGGCATCGGTCTGGCCGCTCTGGACTACGTCCATATAGCGACGGATCGCCCACCAGTTCTCGTATCGGTTGTCGGCCAGCATAGCGACTGAAATGGTATCGTCGTACTGGTTGTCTTCTTGCGTGGGGATGTTGGTCACAAACTTGTAGTGGCCTTCCTTCTGCAGAGAACAGCTTAGTCCGGGGCAAACCCAGTCCATAATGTTGGCATTGACAACTTCCTGAGCGTCTGTCGTGTATGGTTCGGTAACGCTTGTGCGGCGTTCGACGTAGTTGACCGGGAATTCAGAAAAGCGGAGACGCGCAAAGCCCTGATGCACGGGCACCGGGTTTCGCGTCAATCGTCTCGCTTGATGCTGTAATTGTTCGGTCAAATCTGTCATCGACGAACCTTACTTCTTGACGTTGGCCGGTTCGAGCTTCTTGGGCTTCACAGCACCGCTCTTGTCAACCATCTTGTTGTCCTTGGACGGAATCGCATCCTTGACAACGACGGTCGTACCGGTCATATCAATGATCTTCGGCTTCTTGTCAATCTTTCCGAGGCCGTCTTTCGGTTTTACAACACCAGTCTTATCGACCATCTTGTTATCCTTGGACGGGATGGCGGTCTTGACAACGACTTCGGCACTTGCGTCAACGTCGAACTTCGGCTTCTTGTCGATCTTACCGAGACCGTCCTTCGGTTTCACAACGCCGGTCTTGTCCGGAAGCTTGGTAGCGGAGGTCTTGGCCATTTCCTTGAACACGCCGAGGACTTCGGTTTCGGAAGTGCTCTTGCCGTTTAGTCCGGTGACCTTGGTGGTCTTGAGAGCCTTGATGGTATTGGAAATCTTTTCGACGGACGGAATCTTTTCGCCGTTCTTCACTTCGAGACGACCGAAATCGTCACCCTTGGTTTCAGCCTTCTTGGCCTTCATATTGCCAAGGAACTTTTCCCAAGCGGTAGCAACGTCGGAATCGCGGAAGTCAACCTTGGGCTTCACGACGCCAGTCTTGTCGGAAACGACCTTGGACTTCGCCGGGTTGGGCGTGCTGAACGGGAAGATGTCTTTGACATCGATGGTGGTATCGGTCTTGCGCGGCTGTTTCTTGGCCTCCAGAATGCTCTGGGCAAGCTCGATTTCATTAGGGAGGTCGAACATATCGTACATAGTATACCCTTCAAATGTGCTTTACATCCTAGTTTATACGATTCGGATAGTTTCAAAATGAATAAACTGCGTATTGAGGAATAACCGATGAATGACACGAATAACAAGCGAATCAGCCTCTTCAATAGCATCAACGCTGATATGCTGTGGGACAGCTCGCAGCAGATTCTTCTTGAGATGAAGGCCAAGAAGGTGGCCGGAATTCGTCTGATCAACTACATCAACGCCGGAATTACTTGGGACTCCCACAAGGACATCATCCTTGATTTTTGGATTATGAACAAGTGCCGCGATGCTGGTTTCGCGCCTCACGACTTCGACGGTATGTCTCGTGTCGTCGACTTGCCGACGCTCGCTCAGAAAAAGTATGCAGAGTGGTTCGGCTCCTACGATTTCCAGAACGAAGACCCCCAGTGGATTACGTTTGTCAATGGTACTTTGAACCTTTTCTACCACACCAGCGACCCGAAGGAAGAAGATGACGGCGAGTGGTATATCGAACTGATGCAGTCCGAAATGGATGCGCGTTCTATTTGTGAAACCCAAGTGTACCACGGCTTGCCGAACATCAATACGTTCTGGAAAGTCGATACCAACTCAAAGACCGAAGAAGTCGGTGGCCGTCGTAACGGTTATATGTACACCGTCAAGCTGAAAGACCTCAGCCCGGTCGATACGAAGAATTTCTACTGGGGCGTGGTTTTCCAGTGCAAGGAAACCGTTAGCCTTGGTTACAACGACCACGGAGAGTCGAAGCGCAAGTGCATTAACTGGGCGGCCAACGCTGAACATATGACATTGGTCCAAGTAAATGCGGATGGTCGTCTGAAGATTATCCCGGTTCAAGTAGAAGGTAAGGCTTGGAAGGCTGACAGATGGGTTCCAGAAGGCGTGGTTAACCAGAACCCAATGTCTCCGCAGTCCCTTTGTTCATATATCGAGGCGAACTTCGACAAGATGTATGGCGTGTGGGACCGAATTGATGCGGTCGTCAAGACCGCTCGTGAGAACACGACCGCTCGTATTAACGCATTGAATACGTTCAACGACGAAGAAGTTAAGGTCGCGAAGGTTATCGGAAACGTCGACCGATTCATCAAGGAAGGTAACGTGTCTCCGCAGCGTCTTGAGTACAACAAGGAAGTACGTAAGGCTCTGTTAAAGAAGATCCGTACTCGCGAGAAGGAAGAAAAGAAACAGTTGCGCGACATTGTCAAGGCCGAGAAACGAAAGGAAGAGGCCAAACACGCAAAGTTCCACGTCTCGTCCCAAGCGACATTATAAAAATAGGCGGCTATTTAAGCCGCCTTTTTAATTATCCGTCTAACAGACCAGCTAGGTCTTCGTCTGATGTTCCTTCCGGAATCGACGGCGGAGCGTTTTGTATTTCGTCCCACGTCATTTCATCGTCGCCGTCTTCCTCCGGCTGGGCTAAGTCAACCGGCTCTTCTGCTGGGGGTTCGACGGTCTGGCCGCCACCAGTCGGGAGGTTTTCAAATTGGTCTTCTTTTGGGAGCTGTACGTCGATAGGCTGTATCGCGGCCATATCGTTGCTGACCCGATTCAGTAACTGGTCTTCATCCTTCGCGAGGCTGCTCTTGCCGTCCATACCGACCTTACCGGCAAGTCCGACGATTTTCGTGCCGTCCTTCACCTCGTTGGGGTTCACTCCCACGGTCGCCTGAAGATGTTCGACCGCGTCGGAGCTGGTCGGGGTGTTCATCGCACCCTCGATTAGCAACTCGTACATCTCGGTTACGGCCTTTTTCATCGACGGCGAAACCGATTCAAGAACATTTTTTAGCGATTCGTGCATTTTTGAAACCTCTTAGATGAATCGAACGATGTTCGGGTTCTGGCAGATGATTGCCGCCGAGAGCTTCTTGGCACCCTTCTTGCGGATGCGGATTCGCTTTTTCTTCACAGGGACTGTCGGAGCAGCCGGGGCTGGGGCGACGGTCTCTTTGGGAAGCGGGCGCGGAACCGGAGGCACTGCTCTGTGAACCGGGTTGATAACTGGGGGAACTTCTTCAGCTTCGGCAGTTTCTACGAGGATATCCTCGGACGGCTGCTCGTCTTGAACAGTTTCCACTGGAATGATATCGACGGCATCGAGCGCGTCTGTATTTGATTTTTTCTTAGCCATATCCGTAGTTTATCAGTTCCGACTTTAATATGAATGTACTAGTTTAATTCTTACGTAAAATCCTATAGGAGAAACCCCAAATGACCACCGAAATCATAGCCGCATTGGCTGTATTCGCCGCATTGGTCCTCGTTGTTGTCGTCTTGAAGGTTCGCGCCTCCAAGAAGGTTGACATCGTGGACGACTTTGCAATCGCTCCGGAAGCTGCCTCCGAGCATACCCTAACTGTTGACGAAGCCACGGCTCAGACCGCTGAACCCGGAATCGTATCGGCTCCGATCGTTACTGTTGTTAGCGAATCTGCCGAACTCGTGGTTCCGGCCGCAGAACCGGCAACTGTCGAAGTTCCCGAAACTCCGACCGCTGAACCGGTTAATGAAACCACGAATACGGAAACTCTCGAAGATGCTTGCAACAAGCTTGACGATGCTATTGACGAGGCAAAGTCTTCAGTTGCTAGTCTAAGCGAAAAGACCGAATCGTTGGTCGATATGCTTAATGAAGCCAAGGAAGTCGCCAAAACAGCTAAAACACTTGCTGATATGGCCAAACCTAAGAAGGCCGCTACGAAGTCTACCAAGGCCACGACCAAGAAGACCACGAAGAAGACTACCAAGGCCACCAAGACCAAGGATGTCGCCAACTTCATCGATACGCTTTCCAAGCCAGCCGAAAAGAAGCCGCGTGGCCGCAAGAAAAAGTCCGATGACGTAAAAATCATCGTAACTGCGCCGCTTGGCAAGTCCAAGACGGTGAAAAAGAAAAAAGCCTAAGAGCTTGCGCTTTAGGTTTTAGGGAACCGCTGCCATATCGGTAGCGGTTTTCTCATTTGTATCTGTAGGTAATTCGGCCTCGGTCAAGGTCATACGGGCTGATTTCGACAATTACTCGGTCTTCCGTACATACTCTGATTTTGTTACGTTTTTCCATTTTCCCGGCTAGACGGGCAATTAGCTGGTGACCGTTTTCCAGCTGGACGGTGAAGAATCCGCTTCCTCTTTCTTCCGTCACTACTCCATTGACTGATATGCTTTCTTCCTTAGCCATTTCCTTCCTTTTCTGGTGATTGATTGTTGGCTGCCAATAACGATTGTAGATGGTCTTCTACAAATATGAACTCGTGATGGACACTGGCTACCTTACCACCAATCATTGCATACACCATTACACCGGTTCGGTTTCGGAATACGCAGCAAGACTGTCGGTCGTGGGTTACTCGAATCGTTACGACATAGTCGGAATATTCATAACCGGGGCCGGACTTGCAGCCGACCACGCTGACGGAGCGGGAATACTTGGTTAGCTTAACCGAAGCATCGTCCACCAGCTTCTTGAAGGCCGCTTGGTCACTGGTCAGTGCCACAGAATCGTATATATCTCGTTTCATCGTCATATAAACTGCAGTTTATTCCTTGTCCATGTAAAATTTGCATTACAAACTCGGATGTATTATATTTATTCCCAATTCCACAAAGCGAGTGCGGATGAAGACCTATGAGGAAGACTGGTCTACGAAGATACTGATTGAAGAAACTGTAAAGTACAAAATCCTCGGCCGAAAGGCAGAAACTGAGCTATTTCGTGAATTCCATTCAACAAAGGACGAAAAAAGGCGTACCGAAATAAAGCTCGCCATAATACAGTCTAACTTGAGATTCGTACTGGCTGTAGCCAGAGCGTACAAGAAGTCTACTGGTCTGCCGATCAACGATTTCTTTGCCGAGGGGAAGCTCGGTATGCTCGAAGCATTCAACAAGTACGACTACACTTGCGGCACGAAGTTCGGCTCGTTCGCAGTTTTCGAGGTTCGACGCCATATGGACCTGATTGTCCACAACAGCGATATGGTTCGAGTACCGGTTAGAATGCGTAAACGCGTTCTGAAGGCTAGGAAAAAAGGCGAATCGGTTGAACATATCCAATATGGCCAGCTTGCCGATAACGCCGTATCAGAACCTGCCTCGGTCGAACGAAGCATTGTAGGCGATACTGCAAAGAACCGAACCCCAATCGTCTTGGCAGATACGCTGGCTTCCGATGAGCGTACCGACGCCAATCTGGAAGACGAAATGCGACGAGACAAGCTAAAATCGATCCTAGAAGACAACTTGACGCCAGAAGAAACTAATTTACTGCGTAGACTGTATGGCTTGGATGGATACGAAGATACCGTTAGTGAAATTTCCGCTGAACGCCGTGTCAGCAAGGAAATCATACGCCGCATTAGGAATCGTGCGTTGGCAAAGCTAAGAAGTGTACCAGTCGTGTCCGAGCTTCGAGATGCGCTGGGTAGTTAATGGGATTCTTTAAGAACATTGCAGCTAAATTATTCGGTGCCAAGGACGACGATATAGTCGAAGTTGAACATTTAAAAAGAAGGTCATCTATGGCTGAAGAAGATTTTGGTTCTACCATCATTTTCAATAATGGTGTCCCAGACTACAACGTCACTTTGGGGAACACCGGTGAAGGCGAACGTGTCAGTATGTCCGCCATACAGCAAACTATGAGAGAAACAGATATGATTAACCAGCGTCATCGCGTTGGTGGTAGGGGTATGGGCATCGGTCTGAATACGATGGCTCAGCAACCGGCTCCGCAGCCTATGCAGAATCAGCAGTTCGCCGGTAACTACGTCCAACCGTCAGTATACCAGCAACCGCAACAGCCGCAGCAAGTACCACCAAACTACTATCCACAACAGACTGTCCAGCAACAAGTACCGCAGATGCAGCCGCAACAGCAGCAAGGCGTTCCCATTACCCAGCAGCCTCAGCAACAGCAACCGCAGTCCGCCTACTACTTGCAAGAACCGTTCTCCGAGCTGATTATGACGAATGACGAATGTCACGTCATCGTCGACTTGCCGGGAATTTCGAAAGAAAACGTGAGCGCGACGCTGACTCCGCAGAACGAGGTCTCCATTACGTTCACACGAACCACTTTCGTAGACAAGCTTACCGCTAAACTGAAGGCCGCAAAGAAGGTCAAGGGTGCGAAGGGAGCAGCCAAGACGAAGCCGAAAATCACTTCCCAAGTGAACATTCCGGACTACTTACTTGGAACCCACACGGTCGTCTATCCGATTCCTCGACCAGTTGACAGCAACAATATCAAGCCTAGCTTTGAAAATGGCCAGTTCCATATCGTTCTCGGCTTCTTGACTCCTCTCGAAGGAACCTCTATCAAGCTTGGTTAGACCTAACGAAATTATAAACTAGGGAGTAGCTATCAAGGTTACTCCCTATGTTGTTTTTAGAAACGGTCAAGAAAATATGCGGTTCTAACGAGAACCTTTACGAGGCTATCCTCAGCTTGTACAAGAACGACCCGGAACATTTCGTATTTACGTTCTGCAACGAGCTTGACGCCAAGATCAAAAATGCTTATACAGCTGGCGTGCTCGACCAGATTTTCGCGAACGATGGAATCCAGTTCAACGTCCTCGGCGCGTTCGTCAGGCTGTCGGTAAGAAAGCAAGAGCACGCGGTAATCTATAACGCTGGCTTCGGCGGAGTCCGCAATGACTCCGTGAACATTTCCATTATGGACGAAGTCGCCCAGATTTGCAGCGAGGAAGAGAACAGCTTCTCGCTGAACCGTGGAAATCCGCATTATCGCAATCGAATAGCTCTCGATGCCTACGAGCTGGCGAAACCAAAAATAAAAGAGCAGCTTCATAAAAAGCTGCCCAAGTATTCAGTCAGACGTAACGTCTACTAGATTTCACCTTTGGCCTTGCGGATAGCGAGGCCAATCGCTTTTGCAAGGCGCGGCGGAACGGCGTTGCCGATCTGTACCAGTTGCTTGCTTTTCGGTCCTTCGAAAATGAAATTGTCGGGGAATGATTGCAGACGAGCCATTTCCCTTGCAGTAAGTACACGCGGAAGCTTCGGGTGGAGGTTTACGCCGCCGTGATTTTCCTTGACGGTGCAAGAGGCTTCATTCCAAGGACACTTCTTCCAAGCGTCGCTGTAGCCGTCGTAGAGGCTCTTTCCTTCCGGTGTCATAGCGATGCGAGCCGCCATTTCCGGACTGTGCTTGGTCGGGACGTGGTTGAAGTCTGGATCGGTCTTGTGTCTCATAAGGTCGGCAATCGCTTGGCCGGTCGTAACGTACACGGCCGGTTCCAGAATGGGCTTGGGGTGGAGGTTCGGCACTCCGATACGGTTCCCGATGAAGATTACGCGTTCGCGCTTCTGCGGTGTGTAGTATGCGGCTGCGTTCAATGTGGCGAAGGTCATTTCGTAACCGATTTTCTTGTAGTCAGATACGATCTTCTTGACCACTTCGCCGTCAAGCATACTCAAGATGCCTTTCACGTTTTCGCAAACGACGAACTCAGGCTGGAGGTTCTTGACGACTTCGAGCATTTCCTTGTACAGAGAATTCCTTGGGTCGTCGGCGATACGCTTTCCGGCCATACTGAACCCTTGACACGGGAATCCACCGACCACCAAGTTGAGCTTACGATTCTTGAGCTGTTTCTTGACGATCTCGTAGAACTCGTCCTTCTGCTCCGGAGTCGTGATGTCACCGTTGACGAACGGATGCTTGAAGTTCCTCGCATAGGTCATACCGGCTTCCTTAGACCAGTCAAGGCCGCAGATGCCTTTCAGACCAGCCATTTCCAGACCCTTGCTCAAGCCACCGGCACCGCAGAACAAGTCAACGAAAGTCATCGACGACGGTTTTGTTTTTCCCCAGACGGTCGATATGTCGACCCACTGTACTTCGTTTGCCATAAATATCCTCTTGGTTTGCCACAAATATAGCATAAAGAAAAGCCGAGCGCAATGACCCGGCTTTCCTTTATGATGACGAGAATTTTAGTGTTTGCCGCAGTTACAGCCTTTCTTGACCGTTCCGTAAGCCTTCCTGACTACGCTGCTGACCTTGTAGACAGCCTTCATCGCGGTCATCTTGTACTTTTCTGGAAGAACCCACATATAGTCTTTGACTGCCGGGAAATCCTTGACTAGAGCTTCAATCGCTTTGGCTCCGGAATACTTAACTCCGTCAGTGGCGAGATATTCGAAGTCGGAGGCGTTCTGCTGGGCAGGGACGTATTCGACTTGGTCGCCGATTTTGCGTTCGACTAGACGGCGGTACTGAGAACAGATGGGGCATCCGTTGTCATAGAAAAACTTTGGTTTTGCCTTGATCTGTTCGCTCATTACCACGCCCCGAAGCTAACCTTGCCAGCACACTGGCTAGTCTCAACATTTCCGTTACGGTCAAGCGTAGTTACTTTCGGCGAAGCGAAGGTGTACGACTGGTCGCCGAAAATATCCTTCATACGCTCGATTACGGCCTCTTGGTCGCAGAACTCACCTGGCTTGCAGTCGTCTGCGCCTTCGATTTTCTTGTCTTGGAGCATATCGTTGGTCTTGTCAACGATTTCCTTCTGCTTGTCTTCGTCGACGGAACCGTCGGTAAGGCTTTCGTACTTTGCGTCATTGAATGCCATAACATTCATAATGTCGTTCAGCGAAATGCCCGGAATCGGTTCAATTTCGTCTTGGTCGAAGGAAAATTCCGGCCAGCAACCGTCGTTGCCTTCACAATATTCGTCCATATCGTTCGTCGGCTTTGCGGTTGTGATAACCGGACCGTCGGAACTCTTGATGATAAGGATTACCGGCTTCTTGCAGCATTTGGTGGTCACGTAGTCGCCCGGATGGAACTGGTGTTCGCAGTCGGGGTCGCCGTCCACACAGCATTCGAGAGCCTTCTTGAGGGAACCGATGCCACCAATCTTTGCACCGAGACCCTTGCCGAAGATGCCTTCGAGGTCGCTGTCGGTCAGTTCTTGGTCGGGTTTCTGCTCGAAGATGGGTCGCTTGGACTTGACCTTGTCGGAAGTCAAGTTTCCAGAACTTCCGCCAACTGACTTGGTGTCAGCCGTGCCGTCCACTTTGATGACTTTTACTTTACCGTCATCATTTTCGAACGGTCGATTATCCATCTCACCGTCAATAATCATCGCACCGTGGTCGGTATCGTCAGCCTCTTCCTTTTCCTTGGTGAGGTCGATTGCTTCCAAGGCCACGGCCTGTGTAAGTTGCTTCAAATCGTCAAGTTCGCTGAACATCGGTCAATCCTATGGTTGCTTATTCGCAGTTTATACGGTCGCCATTTGGTTCGTCATCCCAATTTTGGGCATATTGTACGCCTTTGCTTGTTCGTACTGGAGCTGTCCGACCGCCGTCTGTTCATCAACAGCGTCTTGGTCTTGCACGAACTCGATGGCCTTGTCCTCGTCGGACTCGTGACCCGGCATAGAAGCGAACATAAGCTCAAGTCCGCTGAGGAACGGAATCTCGACCTGATTGCCTTGGAACCAGTTGGATGCGGCGTGATAGATTACCCAGTACAATGAGGTAACGTGGTCGTCGTGGTTTCCGCCGCCACCTCCCCAGTGCTTCTTGGTAATTTCGGTGAACGACATCAGCTCGTTAATTGTGGTCTCGTCGTGAATCTTTGCGTAAAACCTCTGTACATAGAGCTTCAGTAGCATCACGGCACTCTGCTTGATGCCATCGGTAGCCCACATACCACGGAACTTGTTGTCGTAATTCACTAGGTTTTCATATTCCAAGTTTTGCTGGAAAATGTAGTAGGTACGGGCACCCGGACCGTTGAATTCGATTGTCAAGTCTGGGTCGTAGTAACCCTTGAGCAACTTTCTGGCCATTGTACAAAAGTCTTCGATTGTCACCTCATTGGACGACAAAACACATACTTGTTCTAGGTCAGTGCTGCTTCGTGCCAAGAAAATCTGAAGTACGTGGTAGTCTTGACGAATACCATAACCAGAGTCGATCGCGGCGATATAGACCCAGCCGTTAACTTCAAGTTTCTGCTTTGGTAAAGGCACTTGGAAGATTCGTAGGCTATACTCTGACGGCAATCCTCGAATGGGTTTCGGCTTCGATGGGTGAAGCTTCTGCAGAATGGTGAAGTCGATGAGCGTCACGGCAGAACCGATGAAGTCGCACTCGTATTCTTGTCTGAACTTCTGTTCGCCGATACGAGCCTTTTCATCGATACCCCACTGGGCGTCACGTCCCGGAACCTCGTTCCATTTCACAGTAGATTTGACGTATTTTGACATCAAATCATGGTAGGATGCAGTATTTTCGTCGACTGCATCTTCCCACATACGGTAGAAATGATTTAACCCCGCGGGTGTGGAAGTGATAATCACACGGGTTTTCTTACCGGAAGAGATTGCCGGGAATACGGAGGCCATAAATTCGTCGGCCATACCGTTGCGCAAGAACGCAAATTCGTCCAAATACAGCAAGTTTGGCGAGAAACCACGAATACCGTCCGGAGAACTGGCCGCCACGAGGATACGAGTGTTGTTCGAAAACTGAATACTCATCTTGTTCCAGAGCTTCACACCGGGCTGTAACCAGTAAGGCAACGCCACATAGGAATCGCGCAGAAGCTGCAGCTGTTCCTTCGCGAGCGAAAGTTTGTTAGCAAGCATAGCGACTAGCTGGTCGCCGTGGAACATCGCGTGCCAAAGAATGAACCCTCGAACGATTGTTGATTTACCGACCTGTCGTGACCAACGGTTAATGTTGAATCGATATTTCAAGAATCGCTTGATTGCTTCGTCTTGGAAAGGCCAAGTCTTAAAGAGCTGCATACCGTTGTCTTTGGTATTGATGTACATATACGTGTTGATAAAGTACAACGGGTCCTGAGCACACTTCTTTATTTCAGCGAGGTGTTCGGGTTTCAACTTGACACGCTCTTTAGCGTCTCTCAAGTTTGTAATACCGTTAAATGACATTCAAATCTCTTTTTTGTATAATTGCCAACTAAGTAGTTTATAAAACGGCGGATCTAATGAAATTTTGCGTTATAATGGCATTTTATGACAAAGGCAACAAGTTTCGCGAACGTAATTTAAGCGAAGTGGTCGGCAAATACTTGACAACTGACGACTTCGATGTTATAATCGCTGAACAATATCCGCAAGGATTTGCCGAGACGGTTTCCAAGATGAATCCGGATAGGGTAAAGTTCGTTCCGTGCAACGAAATGAAAGGTGACCCGGAGAAGAAGGGACGGTTCTGCAAAACCGAACTGCTCAATGCTGCATTGAAAGCATATCCGGATTATGAGTATTACGTGATGGGTGATGCTGATGCGTACCTCTCGGACGAGTGTTTCAGCTCGTTGCGAGAGGCCGCTTCTCGCCTAGACTCTGGCGAAGCTTCGATTGTATTTCCGTTTGACGACGTTCTGTACTTGAACGAGCCTGACACGAAACGCATCGTCGCTGGCGACGAGCTTCTGCCCGGAACGAAGGATCACGGAGCCGAGATTTTCCGACAAACCGGTCTTTGCAACATCTTCAAGAAGTCTACTTGGGACACGGTCGGCGGCTTCGACGAGGCTTTCACTAACTGGGGAGCCGAGGACGACGCCTTCTTGACCAAGTGCAAGCGTCTGGTAGGGCATAGCCTTAGACTTTCAGGAACCATCTACCATCTGTTCCACCCGAAGGTCGATACAGAATCGTACCGAGAATCCAAGGACTACGTGGACAACAGAAAGCGTTGCGCTTGCTTGCGCCGTATGTCGAGCGACGACTTGAAGCAGTATTGCGCTGGAAATAAGAATCTGGCAGATCTGGTGGAGAAGTACGACGCTTTGGGACGGCTTTCAATCCGTCTGCGTTGGCAGTGTACGCCTTTGTGCCTTCTTACCGTGGACACGACTATCTACGATATCGATAACGAAGGCGATATGTCGTTCACCAAGTTGCTTGACGCGGTTGCCGCCGAGGATGGCGCGTGGTACATCCCGACTTTCGTCAAGACTGCGCTAGGTGGTCTTGAAGGTATTCCGGGTCTTAGCGACGAACAGAAACAAGAACTGAAGGACTATCTGAAAAAATGCAATTCGTAAAGGATATCGGAACCGAGGACGGTTTTTCGAAGTACAACCGACTTGCTAGGGACGTTGCAGCCGTGTGTCGAGACACACGGTTCTCTTGTCACGAGAACCCCGATGTCGCCGTGTGGCAGCTTGGGGACGGAATGGCGATCGCCGACCGTTTCTTCAAGAAGCCCATCGTCCTCGTACACGACTGGTACGCCCATTACGAGCAGTACCTAGATTTGGCTGGCAAGATTGTCTTCTTGGGCAATTTCGACCACCCAAGGTACCCGCGGTCGTTTACTTTGTCGAGCTTTCCGTACGATGCCGAGAAACGGCTTCCTAGCGACGGCATAGACGTGCTTGTGGAAGGCGTTTTTGACGGCTCCTCTATGGACTGGGTGCTCGAACGGTGCGAAGGAAAGCGTGTCCGTATGGCGTGTTTCTCCAACGATGACCCAGATTGCGACGATGCCCAGACCGAGCTTGAAAAGCGTCTTGGGGAGGTTTCCAAGTACCTAGAGGTCAAACGGAGGGTCTATGAGCTGGTTCTGACCACCTATATCCGTTCGGCACCCCTGACTCTCCATTGCGGGGCCGGAAATAGGGGTTTTTTGCACTGTGTGACAGTGTCATATAATGGACATACACAAAAACGTGACGACGATTACACTGTTTCATCATTAAACGACTTGCTCAGGGTGTTGCGCTAGGCATCGCAAAATGCTATAATTTTCTTGTTTTTTGAGGAATTTAGATGAAAAACATACATTCTATGATTATTTATTGGAGTAAGGTGGTACTATTTTCGGTATTCATCTGCAACGTGCTCCGCGTTTGCATCCGCACTTGGAAATATGGCGGATCAAAGACTAAGGTGGATGTCAGCTATGACGGCGACGAAGATTTGAACCCGATGGATGACGGCTTAGGTGGTGTATAATGGCAAATATTAATGGGTATGTGGAAGAGCCGCAAGAAGGCGGCAATGTCGGTTCCAAGATTATCAGGAACCTTGGCGATATGCTCTTGCATATCAGCATCGATACGGATATGTGGGTCGGCCGTTCGGCGAAGGAAAAGTTCCGCTATCTGAAGAACCAGCTCAACGGCGTTAACGGTTCGAAAATCTTAAATGTCGGCTCGCAGCTTCTCGAAAGTATTATCGTGACTGCAAAGGCGTCTACCAACAATCCAATCATCAGAAAGTATGCTGACTTGGCGGAGACTGCTTTGAATTTGGGAAAGGCAAGTATGGTTATCAATAACTTGTTTGTCGCCCAGAAGTACGAAGTGCATACTGATTACGACGAACTGGCCAAGTTTATGGGCTACAAGAATGGCCGCTCGATTCACGTAAGCCAGATTGACGCTACCGCCGATATCTGCAAGGCTCTTGTCGAGATGACCAAGGACCAGCAAGAAAAGTGCGGCTTGAAAATCAACAAGATGTTTACTCCCAAGACAGATGCGCCGAGCACCAGTAATTCTCGACTTGTTTGTACCTATATCTTGGCGAAGTACAAGAACACGTCCATTGGCTTTGAAGTCAACTATATGCAGCACAAGAGCGCGAATATTGACGCTACCGCCAATTCGCAGTTCAGCTACATCAACATCGGCGTGTTCAATGGCGACCTCTTTAACAATTCCGAAGTTGACGACGAACCGGATGATTTTGATATCTTGAGCGAAGTGGAGAACATAATCTACTCGAACTATATCAAGACTATCGATATCTCGAAGCACATCATCAAGATTGACGGCACGACTATCCATACGGCTCGTCGCGAGAACATCAATTTCGACATCAAGAATATCGACTTGAACACTATGGCGAAGACTTGTCGTTCCGTTCTGAACGCTCACCGTCGCCGTGGCTATATCTTGCAGGGCGACCCCGGTACTGGCAAGACCGTGTCTATTCACAAGCTCATTATGCAGTTCACCGACACGCCGGTATTCTGGATTTCGTCTGACGCGATTAGCGATACGAAGAAGATGCGCTCCGTGTTCCGCATTCTGAATATGTTCCCTGGTTCCATCTTTGTGTTCGACGATATCGACGGTAACGATTTCAGCGGTAAGACCAACTTGACCACGACCTTCATTACTTGTATCGACGAAACCAACTCGAAGAAGTTCAGCGGTATCATCATTATGACCATCAACGAGCCGCAGAGAGTCCACGCGACAATCAAGACTCGTAACGGTCGTATCGACGAGGTTATTCACGTTCATAACCCCAGCACGGTTGAACAGGTGTTCGATGTTATTACCCAGCGTTATATCCATCTTGGTGTTGAAAAACCGGATTGGATGACGATGGAAAACAAGGAATTCGTCGATGGTATGGAAAGAATCGTGAAATCGAACTTTACGCACGCGCACGTCGCCGGTATTATCAGCGACTTGGTAGACCTGTTCGACGAGGCCGACTGTAACTGTGCTGCATTCGGTTCTTTGATTGACCGTCGTATCGAAAGTATCAAGAACGCATCTATGGTGGCGGACGCCTCCGGACATATCGAAACAGCTGGTCCGGTTATGAGTGTCCACGTTTCGTCGACCAACACCACCCGCTAGATATAGATATATATCAACAACTTATCCACAAGATGTTGTAGAAGAGGCCGGGTAAACCGGCCTTTTCTGTTTGCAATTCAACCTTAACATTGCTAAACTACCGATTATCCAAAAGAGATAATTTAACCGCTGAATAAGCAAAAGAGATGTTATGCTAATTTCTGTAATTAAGCGAGACTATCGCAAAAGACCATTTGACACCAAGCACATTTATGACGCCATTGAAGCCGCTTTTAAGGACTGCAAGGAGTCATATACCAATGAACAGCTTGATGGACTTGTAGGGTCGGTCGTAGATGAATTGAGTGTGGGCGGCAAGAAATCCGCTAACGTGGAAACCATCCAAGATACCATCGAAAACGTCTTGATGAACAACGGTATGAACGCCGTCGCCAAGGCATTTATCGAATACCGCCAGAACCGCGCTCGGATTCGTGAAAACCAGAGCGGAATTTATGCGATTATCCGTCGACTCAAACACGATAAATTGTCTAGCTGCAACATCTTGCGCGATAACGCAAATGAATCTGGCGTTACCCCGGCTGGTATGTACGGTAAGATTGCCAGTGAAATGAACAAGATGTACAACTGCTTGAACACGATTTCCAAGAAGTACGTTGACGAGCACGCCGATGGTCAGATTCATATTCACGACCAGAACTTTTATGACCTCTCCTTTAACTGCTTGTTTGCCCCGGTGGGTAAGTTACTACGAGAAGGATTTGATTCTGGTACAGGGTTCTTGAGAAAGGCTAATTCGATTCAATCTGCCGCCGCATTGACCGCTGTTATTTTGCAGTTGCAGTCTAACCAGCAGTATGGCGGTATCGCGTGCGACAATATCGACTTTGACTTGGCTCCGTTTGTTGATATTTCGTTCCGAAAGAATTTGGCTCGTGAAATGAATGGGATTGCGGTTTGCTCTAAGAACCCAGAATATGCAGAATACCTTGCACTGCCGACCGAGAAGAAGATTGACGATACGATTGCCCGTATTGCACAAATGCTCCAATCGCGTGGCGTAACGATGGATAGTCCTAGAGAGTTGTTGTACTCCCAGTTCCCTATCGAACAAGTTGACCGTTCCATCGAATTTACGGATAGTAATACCCACCAAGCGATGGAAGCACTGGTTCACAACTTGAATTCGTTGCAATCAAGGTCTGGTAACCAAGTACCGTTCTCTTCTTTGAATTTCGGTATTGATACTTCCAATTGCGGTCGAATGCTCAGTAAGAACCTTATGCGTGCTCAGTACGAAGGTATGGGCGACGGCCTTACGGCCATCTTCCCCATTTTGATTTTTAAGCTTATGAAGGGGTTCTCCAAGCTTACGACGGATCCTAATTACGACTTGTATTTGCAAGCGGTTGAATGTTTGTCCCGTCGTTTCTACCCGAATTTTGTAAAGGTCGACTCTAAGTTTAACCTTCCGTATGTGAAGTATGACACCGTTGAACTTGATTTTAAGGATGGCCAGCGGATTTCTCACCGTGGGTGTGATGATTCTATTACAGTGACAGCCGACACGGACATCGAAACTGCTAAAGGTGAATATCCGATTTATTCTGTAAATCTTGGCGTTGGTAGTAACTGGGATATCGTGTCTTGTAAGGGGTTCCACGCAAAGCTCCGTCGAATTGTTCCTAACACTACCGTGGCAACGATGGGATGTCGTACTCGCGTTATGGGTAATGTGAACGGTGTTCAGCAGACGACTGGTCGTGGAAATTTCGCTTTCCACACGATTAACCTTCCGCGTCTGGCCATTGAAGCTCATATCGAGTCCACCAACGTCGAAACCCGCAAAAATTTGTTCTTTAGCAAGCTTGACGCTATGCTTGAAGATGCCAAGGGAAGCCTTCTCGAACGCTTTAAACTGATTTGCGAGAAAACGTATGAGAATTTCCCCTTTACGATGCAGCAAGGCGTATATTTGACTTCCGACGATAAGCCGCATAAGCTCTCCGACAAGATTGCTGATGTTATGAAGCAGTCTACGCTGAGCATTGGTTATGTTGGTATTGCCGAAACGATTCGCGTTATTACTGGCAAGACGTATGGAGTTGACCACGAAGAGGATGAGTTTGCACTATCCATTGTCAAGCGCATTCGTGACTTCTGTGACCAGACTCAGGATGAAACACACTTGAACTGGAGCTGTTTTGCAACACCAGCTGAAGCGGTTGCCGGTCGTTTTGCAACAATCGATAAGAATAAGTTCTCCAAGGAAGTAACCGACGAGAATGGTCATACGATGTTGGTTGCAAAGAACAAGAAACTTGCCGATGTGGATTTGTATAGACTGTTTGGTAAGGGTTACTATACCAACAGCCATATGATGGATTTCTCGCTCGAAACGTCTCTTGAAAACAAGATTAAGACCGAGGCTCCTTTCCACGCTTTGACGAATGCTGGCCACATCTTCTACTTCAAGATGAATGGAGACTTGACTAAGAATGTCGAGGCGGTAAAGGCTGCCATTGATGCAATGTATGACGGCGACTTGGGCTATTTCACCGTGACAATGGATTCGGACGACTGCTTGGAATGCGGATTCCACGGCATTATCAATAATGAATGCCCGAAATGCCATTGCAAGGATGAAGATGAGTTTGTTCGGGTGAGACGTATTACTGGATATTTGACTGGGTCGCCGAGAAAGACTATCAAACGGTCTTGGGGTGATGGAAAGCTGGCCGAGCTGGCAGACCGTCACAATATCTAAGCCGGCGAACACCGCCAAGTACGTTTAAGGGTCAATATATAACTGCCTTTATAATACTTGGCGGAACTCGTATTCAAATATAAGTTTCGGATGCCCTTGGTATACGCAGAGTTCCACAATATTGCTATACCGAGGGTATCTTTTTTCTAAGTTTTTGCAAGAATAAGAGGAAATAGTATGAATTATGGCAACATTTACTATATGTCCATAGTAGACGGCCCCGGAAACCGCGTATCGCTGTATGTAAGCGGTTGTAGAAACCATTGTCAAGGCTGTTTTAACGAGGAAACTTGGAACTTCAATTATGGAAAGCCGTTTACTGAAATTGAGGTAAACGAGATTATCGAAGCGTGTAAGAAGTCCTATATTTCCGGGTTGTCGATTCTAGGCGGTGACCCGTTCGAGCCGGAGAACCAGGTTGGGTTGGTTGGCTTAATCAGTCGTTTCAAAAACGAATGCCCGGATAAGACATTATGGATGTATACCGGTTATATTTATGAACAAGACTTGAAACCGGGGCAGCGAAAACACGTAGAGGGGGTTACAAGCCAAATTCTTGACGCCGTGGACGTGTTAGTGGATGGTCCGTTTATTCAAGCCCAGAGAGACCTAGATTTGCAATTTAGGGGTAGCCGTAACCAGAGACTACTGAGTAAGGCGGATCGAGTCGGGTTATAACAAGAAAGGCGGCTTTAAGCCGCCTTTTTCATTTTTGTAATTGTGGAAATTTCCGTCGGATTAGTTCCAAAGTCACTGGGTTGGGCGGATTATTGCTGTTAAGCTCGTCTATAGCCATCCAGAAGCGTTTGTAGCCGTATGTGGCGATTCCGCTGGAAATACATTCGCGTTCGCCGCGTTCCACCATAGATTCGCGTCTGCTCATAGGATCTTCCTACTTGGCTATGCCGAGGTCACGCTGCGCTCTGGAGATGCATCCTTCGATTGCGACCTTCCAGTGGTTCGATGTAAAGGAGCCACCTACCTCGATCGGCTTGTCCGCGATCTTCTTGCGGCTCTTGGATATACCCAGCTTGAATCCCATATTCTCGCCGTAGTTGAACGTGAGCATAAGGTTGTCCGTCTTGAAGATGGACATATACTTGGAATCGCAGTCGCGGACGAAACCGAGCTTGGTGAGCATCTGGTTGAGTTCCTTGCGGTACTGCAGCGAGCGGTCGTTTTCGTTCTCTACCTCGGTTTCCTTGGCCGTGATGAAGTTGTCGATCTGACCGCAGACGATTTCCGGCTTCATATCCTTGATTACGATGGAGTCCTTGCGGTTACCGGCGTAGTTGTAGAACGCGACGCGGACTGTATGGTGGCCATTGGACTCGGTTATGGACACGCCGACTGTTCCCTCAAGTTTCACCTTCGCATCCTTGAAACGAAGCGTGAAGTTCTGATTCTCGTGGATAAGGACGCTCCAGTTCTTGGAAAGTTCGTCGAAAATCTGCTGCTTGTATGGGTCTAGGGGGTACATTAGCCTAACCTCTCTTTGTCGGTTGCCTTGTTAATGTCAAAATCAATCATTATCTGACCGCGAATCAGCTCGATGGACTTGCGGAAAGCTTCCATCCGGTTCTCCGGTAGATACTTGGCAATTTCGGCAAGTTTCTCGCATTCGGCGGAAATAATCTCGTACTGCTTGGGAGCTATGCTGGAACGCGTAAAATACAGCTTGTGAGCGTTCATAAGCGAGCGCATAAGGTCTTGCGAGCTTCCGAGCTGAATCATAGATTCGGCTGGGCTATCGCAGATGGTTATGTATATACGTTCTACGGTAGCGTTGTCTTCCTTTGCGGAATACGTGCCACGGAAGGTACCGTAAATCTCGCCAGCGGCGAACTCGCCGACAAAGGATGCTATTGTCGTACTGAGAACCTTTTTGGTTTCTTCTACGGCCTGTACAGCCACTTCCGCATCGGTTTCGAACACGAAGCACATCGCGTCGGTAAGTTGTCTTGCGAACTCGTCCTTGAAGTTATTGGTACTGAAAATCATCGTTTTTGGCTTAATTTGGATTCTAAATATTAAATTATTACATTCTTGGTTATTAAGAACTAGTTTACTGTTCAACAGGCGTCTTCTAGCCTGGTGAACCGTATAACCATTTTTCGAGGATTTTAAATGAGATCACGAGAAGAAATTAAAGGTTTTCTGAAGGATATCCAGCGCAAGAACGTTGGTATGGTCGAACGAGCTAAACTTTTTGCTGAATTTGCCCACGAAGGACAGCTTGACAAGGGTGGACAGGCATACATCTACCACCCCACTAGGGTTGGTGAGATGACCGCCGAGAAGTATGGCGATGACTGTCTCACGGCGGCTGCCTATATGCACGACGTTGTTGAGGATGGCGGATTCGCGGTGACCGACTTGTCCGTATTTTTCCCGGAGGCCGTGTGGAAGACCGTCGAACTGCTTACTAGGGGTAAGTCTGAAGCTCGCGAAGTCTACATCGACAACATCGCCAAGAACTTGCTCGCGACGAAGGTCAAGCTTATGGACTTGCGCGACAATATGAACTTGTCTAGGCTCACATATGTCACCGAGAAGGATTCCTTACGACAGTCTCGCTATATAGACGAGTTCCGAAAGCTGGAAGCTGTCTTGAAGAAGTTCGGCGAGAACTTGACTCCTGAAGAGATGGAGTCCGAAACCTATGCCGATTTATACATGTAGGTATTTATGAAACAGTGTATGATTTCAGACGGCGTCAACAAGTGTTTCTGGTGGATGTTCGAGTTTGAAGACGAGTCTGATCCGAAATTTATTGCATTCGACAAGGAACTCGTTAAGCTGAAACTGAACTGGGCCACGATGTGCAGTGTACTTGGCGTCAAAGGGACTCGCACCTTGGATGGATATGACCTCCAGTGGGGAGAACCTAGCGCGGTTGATGGTTTTGAACAACGTCCGATACGACCGATTCGAGAATTTGAGGACGGTGGCTATACCAATGACAAATTGCAGATTACGGAAATCATTAGATTGCTTGACAAAAAAGGCGGTCGCAAGCCCACACCCTTCAGGGCGTGGGTAAGACCCGCCGATTGCAAATGTAAGAAATAAATAACATTTTATAGACGGTAAAATTGATATATTTGTTGAGTAAACGTTCTAAACTATAAGTATAGTCAAAACCCATTTTATGGAAGCAGTAAGAAGCGAAGATACAAAGGCAAAGATTAAGGCGAGCATGGCAGAGACCCATGCCCGTCGTAAGTCGCAGATATGCCGAGTGTTCGACCTGAAGATTTCCATAAGGCATAACCCGAAAGCGGTGTTCGAAAAGCTGTCCCAGTGCTTCAAGGAAGCTAAGTGGGTAATCAACGACATGCTGTCGTTGTCCAAGGATAATCCAGACAACAGTATTTTCGAGTACAAGTACACCGAACACAAGGATGTAGTCCACTACGACAAGGACAAGAATGCTGTAACTTCTCCCATCACCTTGCCCTCAGTTCTTCATAGGGCAACCGTAGCCCAGAAGAAGACCGACATCGTAAATCTTGCCAAGGCGAAAGCCAAAGGGATGAAGGTCGGGGCATTGAAGTTCAAGAGTGAGGTGAACTGCATACCCATCATTACTGGGTTCACGAAGATTTTGGATGCAAGCCATATCACAATTCCTGGTTTCAGGAAATTGAAAGTGAACGGATTGCATCAGATAGAGTTTGAGGAATACGAGATAGCGGATGCCAAGCTGGTACGCAAGGCATCTGGCTACTACGTAAAACTCACCATAATGTTACCGAAGACACCGAGGACACCTACTCATCGAAGTGGCGGGTTGGACTTCGGTATCAAGAATACTATAACGACATCGGACAACAAGACCTACGATTGCAAAGTGCAAGAAACGGAGTACCTGAAGTACCTGAGCAAGATGCTCAATAGGCACAAGAAAGAGAAGGACTCGAAGCGGCGATGGAACTGTAGGAAGCAACTTGCCCGTGAGCATGAACACGTTGCCAATATCCGCAAGGATATCTGCAACAAAATCTACCACGACCTTGTGTCCAGCTACGATGTCATCTACATACAGGACGAACAGATTAAGAACTGGAGCCAGACTTGGTTCGGTAAGCAAGTTCAGCATTCGTGTATGGGTTCACTCAAGCAGAAAATCAAGATGCTTGTCAAGAACGACCGTGCATTCGTGCTGTCCAAGTGGTTACCGACTACCAAGATGTGCCCGGTTTGTGGAGCAATCAATGCCATCGGTTTGGGCGAGCGCACCTATCATTGCGAATGTGGCTATACCAAACCTAGGGACTGGCACTCCGCCTGTAATGTACTTTTGTTTGGCACGACTAAACGTGCTGAGTGTGTGGAACACGCCTCCGCTGAGGTAGCCGCCTCTATGCCATCCAGTTCTGCTGGGTCAGCACAAGTGGCTCCGTCGAAGCGAAAACCAGAAGCTCACCGCCTTTAGGCGGTGGGTAGTTCACAATATGCAGATTTTCGAGTAAAGCTTGAAAGTATACTGTTACGAAAAATCAAATATTCGAAACTGAAATATCGGTTCCAGCTACTGGACTACGTTCAGAACGCTGTCTTCAGCAAGAACTATATTCAAAAGTGCTATTCTATCTACACTTTTGCATAGTTGCATATAGTTTGTATTTCAATAGAAAAGCCGCAATTTTCTTGCGGCTTGTTGAATTAGGTTGCGTTTACGTCATCGGCTGCTGGCTGTTCTGGCTGGTCTTGCGGTTGCTGTTCGGCACCGCCGTCGCCTCCGGTAGGCTTGGGAGCCTCTTGTTTTTCGGCGGCCTTGGCCTGTTCTGCTGACGCCTTCTTGGCTTGGTCGACCGCCTTCTGGCTACACGAGTTGGTAAGTATCAGAATTGCTCTTGTAATGTCAGCCGCCGTGTAGTTGTCGGAACTCTTGGATGCGAAATTCTCGACCGCCTTCGTGATGTACGGGACCAGTTTCTCGACTTTCATCTTCTGCTGCGGATTGGTAATGCCGAGGTCGTGCAGAGCGGTGCGTGCGACAAGTCGGAGGTTTCCGGCGGCCTTAAAATCGTTGGCGAGCTTCTGGGCGGTAGGAGCCACGCCGTTGTCCGCCTTTTGGTCGGTGTTTACGGCTTCGGCTGACGATTCCGGGTCGGCATCGGTAGCTGGGTCTTGCTTCGGCTGATCTTCGGCTGGCTGTTCGGTGGGCTGTTCCTCTGTCTGCGGATCGGCGTTTTCCTCAGCCGGTGCGTCGGAAGCTGGCTCTTTGGTCGGTGCTTCTTGGCCATCGGTAGCCTCTTCCGGACCGGGTGCTTGGCCATCTTCACCCTCGAAAATGAAGCACCCGCCGTTACGGAAAGCCTCTATAAAGTCGTCGTTAATGCTGTATGCCATAAGGAACTCTTTTTATTGTCTCTTGCAGTTTATACGGTGTTTTGGTTACGTTCAACCGTATAAACTGATGGAAAAGCCGTTTGATGGATGTAGTATGGAAATTAAGACGCACGTATTGACCAATCCGCAGAATCTCAGTGAGGAACGGAAACTCCAAGTTCGCAAGAATATTGACTTGGGGAATGTTGAGAATACATCCGATATGGACAAACCGGTATCGACCGCACAACAGACCGCCATTGACGCGCTTGGTACTACGGTCGATGGTAAGCTGGCTGGAAAGGTCGACAAGGAGGCTGGAAAGGGTCTCTCAACCAACGATTTCGACGATACGTACAAATCCAAAGTCGATGCTAGTTACGAAGTGCATCACTCTCACACCAACAAGAGCGAGCTTGACCAGCTCACCGGAAATGCCATTGCCAGTGCCGAAACGACTGACGAAGGCAAGACGCTGGTGCTCCATCCTATCGAAGGCGAAGCCGTTACTTTTAGCGGCGAACAGAATGCTATCAACACCATTTCGCAGAATGGCGTAACTCTTCCGATTGACAATAAGAACGTAGAAATTACGGAAACCATCCAGTCCATTTCCAAGAATGGAAATCCGTTGGTTCCTGACGAGAACCACAACGTGGATATTACGATTGAAAGCCCGGTGACTCCGTATGAGGAAACTCCGGAGATGAACGGTACTGGTAGTGCGGGTTCTTCTGCGCTGTACTCTCGCGGCGACCACGTTCACCCTTCCGACACTACGAAGGCCGACAAGGACAGTGATGCGGTAGCAGACGATTTGGCTAAGTTTGACAGCAACGGAAATCCGGTCGATTCTGGCATTGCGGTTTCTGAGTTGAGCAAACTTCACGAACACGAAAACAAGTCTATTCTCGACAATACGACGGCGTCGTACACGGTCGATGATAAAAACAAGCTTGATAATATTGCCGAAGGAGCAACCAAGGTTGAGGCATCCGAAACCAATGGCAATGTCAAGATCAATGGTACTGAAACTACGGTTTACACTCACCCAACTACGGCGGCTACCGCCGCAGTTGCAGTTAAGGTCGGTAACGATTCCGAAGGACACGTAGTCCTTGGTGATCAGTTGACCAAGGGTGACGTTGGTCTCGACCAAGTAGACAACACTGCGGATATGGACAAACCGGTTTCGACCGCTACCCAGACCGCATTGAATGGTAAGGTTGACAAGGTCGAAGGAAAATCTTTGTCGACAAACGATTACTCGAACGCCGACAAGGACAAGCTAACCGGAATCGAAGCTGGTGCTCAGGTCAACAAGATCGAGACCATTAAGGTAAATGGAACCGCCCAGACTATTACAGAAAAGTCGGTTGATATTGACTTGTCTGGTTATAAGCAGACCCAGCAAGCCGTTGTTGACCCGTCCGTCGGTTCAGATCCTACTACGGAATTCATCGCTACGATTTCCCAAGACGCTAACGGCGTGATGACCGCCACAAAGCAGAGTATCCAAGATGGTACGACCGAACAGAAGGGTATCGTCCAACTCGAAGACGCGGTAAATAGCACGTCGACGAGTAAAGCCGCCACCCCGAATAGCGTAAAGACTGCGTATGATCTCGCGGACAGCAAGCAAGATGCGCTCGAATTCGATGGAACGTATGACGCTACCACGAATAAGGTTGCGCTTGAATCTACTGTAACAAAGGCCATAGGTGGTTTGGACGCCGAGGTTGAGTCGGTTGACGGCACGAACGTCCAAGTTAAGGTCACCGAAGTCAACGGTGTCGTTACTGAGGTTAATGTAACCACCGACAATACGATTAACTCGGATGATATTGCCGGTAAAGCCGACAAGGTATCGGAAGCTACGAGTGGCAACTTTGCTGGTTTGGACGCTAACGGCAACTTGACCGACTCTGGTTCCAAGGCCGACGACTTTGCCACGGCTGCACAAGGCGATAAGGCGGATAAGGCACTCCAAGGCATTATCCTTAACGGTGACCCGGTTACGCCGGTGGATAATATTGTTGACCTTGGCGACTTGAAGACAAAACAGACTGCTGTGCCAGACCCTCAGCAGGGCGGAAACACGACTACGTTTGAATTTATTGACTCGCTTTCCCAGAACGAAAACGGCGTTATCAATCCTACCAAGAAGAAAATTCCGTTAGCCGCACCGGCGACTGCATTTGGCGAAACTGATGGACTTATGTCCAAGGAAGACAAGCTGAAGCTTGACGATATTGAAACTGGCGCAGAAAGGAATATTATTGTTGCAGTAAAGGTCGCTGATGTTGCATTACCGGTCGACCAGACTGACCGTTTTGTGAATATTCCGTTGGCTACGGTTGGTGACCAGTCGCAGCAAATCGATGGTGTGATCGGCGTGGTCAAGCTGACTGACAGCCTTGATAACACCGACCCAAGCACGGCTATTACCCCTACGGCTGTTAAGGCCGCATTGAATGCTCAGGCCGAGTTCATTAACAGTCAAGCTGATTGGGAACAGTACAAGATAGACCACCCGACTGGCGATTTGTCGAAGACGTATTTTGTGCAGAATAGCCAAGGTGCTGACCACTATGACGTGTATCGCTGGGATGGTTCTACATATAGACTGGTTGACCAAGCTACGATTCAGCTAACTGGATATTGGCACGATGGTCCGACGGTTGACGGCGTCCAAGACGGTAACGTGGTTACTGACTTGACACTTGGTGCCGACGGTGTACCGGTTCTTACGAAGGGAACCCTTGGTGAAGGCGTCTTGACGATTACGGTTGGCTCGGCGGATTCGCTGACCTTTGGTGCCAACCAAACGACGAATGCATTGGTGACGATTCCTCTCGCACAGTCTGCATCCGTAGACCCGGAAAGCCAAGAACCGATTCCGGCTACCGAAGGTCTTATGTCGGCATCCGACAAGGCCAAGCTTGATTCGACGACATCTGGCGCGGAGCCGAATGCCATTGACCACATCAAGATGGAAGGCGAAAGTGGCGATTTGGCCATCGATGAAAACAAGCGCGTGACGATTCCTCTTGTCACTACATCGACGACCGGCCTTATGAACGGTGCCGATAAGACAAAGCTTGATGGCATTGAAGAAGGTGCTGAAGAAAATGTTATCGAAAGCATTTCCGTAAACGGAACCGCCCAGACTATTACCAGCAAGAATGTTGATCTGGCTATCGGTGACGCTACGATTAAGATTGATGTTGGTGGAGCCGTTACTGGCGAAACTAATCCTACGGTTGGCCAGTTCTCGACTAACCAGCAAGCTGCGGCCCAAGACGTGGTACTTACTATTCCGGCGGCTGTATCGGAGACTGACGACGGTAATGGAAATACGATTCCGGCTCAACCGGGTGTGATGAGTTCCGAGGACAAGAAGGCGTTGGATAACCTTAAAAATAGTGTTACGGATGTGATTCTCGCCGATATGGATGAACCGCTTCCGGTTAGTGATAACACTGTCATTATTCCGTTAGCGACTAAAACTACGGTGGGTGAGTCGGATACTTATACACCGGGTCTTGTAACCGGACAAGAACGAGATACGATTCAAAATTTGAAGAATTTCTCTAAGGTTACTATCAGTGATGGTGCATCTACGGTTGACTGTGTTCCGCGCACCGCAAGTGATACTCTTACGCTCGTGGCTGGAAACAACGTGACTTTGACTAAATCGCAGACGTCTAACGAGGTCACTATTGCATCAACTGGTGGAACGACGGTTAGCGGTGGACGCGGCGTAAGCGTTATTGAAACCCCGTCTGCATCTGGTACCGATTACAACGTGTCGGTTGATGGCTCTGTTGGTTATTACGGAAGCGTGGCAACATTCGACAATGTCAGTGTATCTCCGATGGATTTGCTTGATGCAGATGCTGTGCCGTTTGTCAATTCGGAGAATGACCGATTTGTAGTTGCGTCGAGAGACGGAAACGTATATCTGTATGCATTGAAGACGATTCACGATGCAAGTGACCCAACTAACGACGTGGCTGGTGTGGACGTGTTTACGCTGGCGTTTAACGTACAGATTGAACGTACTCCGGCTTACGGGTTCTACGGAATGGCTGGCGTGCAGCTTGTTCGTGATGCATCGACTACTACGGTTCTCCATTCGTCTACGGAAAGCTATCCGTCTTCTGTTGGAAAATGTAGTGTGAACGGTACGGCTACCGTGTGGAACAACGCCGGTACCACAACGACGATTGGCGAAAAGGATTACTATGGTTATCGCCTCCTCTATACAGGTGACGCTTCTGTTAGTGATTCTGACCTCATTGATATTGTTGCTAGGTTCTCTGTTGTTGAGAATATGAGCGGTACCGCCGAGTACACTGGTACTATGGGTTCCTACACCGCTGGCGATGGAATTACGATTGATACCAATAACGCCATCTCCGCAAATATTGGCGACGGCCTTACACTGGAAGCTAATACCAACAAGATTGCAGTTAATGTAAAATCGGGTGGCGGTCTTAAAATTGAACCGGATAGCGGCGGCCTGATGGCTGTTATGCTTGATGATGTCACAGAAGAAGTCGTTGAAACTGTCACGCAGTTGACTGACGATATGGATTCCAAGCTCACGACTAATTTTCCGTATCCTATGATTACGGAAGTTAGCTATGACTTCGGAAGCTTGAACGTCAATGGTTCTTGTATTTGCCAGCTATTCTCTGTACCGTTTAGACACCCGATTGAAGTAAACAATACATACATTACTGTGTATGCAAAGGATTCTGGTTATAGCCAGACGAATGTGATGTTCGGTATTTACGAATATGACCCGGCTGGCAACAATGGAACCGGTGATACGAGATTTGTCTGTGATACTGGTGCCGTGTCGTTGTATAAGAGTCAGTCGAATTCCGTGCTTGAATTCCCGATTGTTCACGTTGACTCGGATCACAATGCATTATATCCAAACTGTATGTATTATGCGGTTTTGGCATTGCCGCCGAACGCCGGTAGCGGTATCTTCTTGGCGGCTGCGCCGAACTACAATGCACCAGTTAACTCGATGCCTACGCTCAACTGGCGTATTACTAACTGTACCGGAATCGACTGGGATAATCCGTCTAACGCGTCGTTGGATAAAGACCAAGTCGATTGGTCTTCGTCTGGTTACAACGAACACAACAGTATGTACCGTTTCTTTATGCAGATTCGTAACCATTCTACTTAAAACAACGGTAATTAACCGGAGGATTTATGCTTAGTACCTATAACAAGAACTCGCTGGCCGTATCGACTCGTTCGGACGAGCAAGAAATCTATTCGGCTGGTGTCAAATTCTCTGGCCTTGAGTGGAACCAGTACATCGGTCGAAAGATTATCAACGATTTCATCAAGCAGCTTGACGCTTATGACGGAATTGAGTTCGGAGAATACTTCGGTGTTCTCCCGTATATCGAGTATGGCTTATTCCAGTCCGCGGTCAAGGTTGTTGAGAAGATTGATATTCCGGCACTGGAATTGGTTAAACAATGGCTTATCAGAACCATCACCGAGGCTGAAGACCGCTACTAGGAGGTATAGCTATGGCAGTAATTGATTACAGCGTTTTATTCGACGAAAACTATACTCAGACGCTGACCCAGACGCAGAAGGACAGATTGCTGGCCAACATTGGCGCACAGCCAGCCTCTGACGGTCGTTACATCACTACAGAAGAAGTGCAGAAGCTTAGTGGCATTCAAGCCGGTGCGGAAGTCAACGTACAGTCGAACTGGAATACGGCTGACAGTAACGATGATAGCTACATCCAGAACAAGCCAGCTATGATGCTGTTAACGCCGGATGAGTATATAAGCTTACAAGAGAGCGAAGGCGTACTGGGAATCGGTCTAGCTATAACCACTGGAACTTATACGGTAGACGATCCCACGTCGTCTCAATAGGAGCCATAGATGGATAGAGTTCTAATGTATAGTGGCAAAGTCATTACAACGGAACAAGGCGAGTGGCTAGGAAAGGTGACTCCGTTCACCCTGTCCGAGTTTTCCGACATCGGTGAAGTCTTCGCTGACTTGAATCACGGAGACAAGGTAGGCTTTGTGCTCCGTCATTCGGAACGAGACGAAACCGAAGAAAAGAACTTGACGGCTGCTGGAATTCAGTATGCGCTCGATACTGGCGCGAAACTTGCCAATGGTATAGTCACTTCATCTGACGATATCGCGCTGTATTCATCGTCGGCACAGCGTTGTATCGACACTGCCACATACATTGCCCAAGGCACTGGTCTGTATACGGGTACCACCCCTGAAGTGACTATTGACGAATTGCTGCTCAAGAACCACTATGAGGTTACCGCACCGACAACTGGTTGGGAGGACTACTCCTTGGCCGCATACGGCGAACCGTGTATGTATGGCGGCGTTTTTGCCAATATTCCGGCGGTCACTGCTTCTATATACAGTTATTTGCAGAACAAGATAACCAAGAAATTGAACCTTTTCATCACGCACGACCAGCAGCTCGAAATGTTTACGGTGACAATGTGCGACCAATTGATAGGGCTTCGTTTCTGGAGCGGCGCGGTTAACGATGGGATTACTGAACGACGCTGGATTACGTATCTGGCCGGACTGGCTATTATCCGCAGAGCAAGTGGAAGCTTCGAGTATTATCCGGTTAAATCACTCGACAGAGGTTTCCAGCGAGATTATAACAACATTTATACACCGGGATAAGGATTGAACGATGGCTACTACAACTGCAACTCTAATTGATGGGTTGGGCGGAAAAGGTTTCTACGCCCAGTCGGCTGGTCTCGCCCAGAAGGCAATAGGAGACGAGGACGGCAACCAGATTAAAACGACTTATGTCAAGTCTGCGGATCTTCCGACCGTTGACCAGACATATAGTGCCATTTCGGAAAATGCCCAGAGCGGTAAGGCGATCGCCCAAGCTATCGCCGGTACAGGCCAAGTTCCGTCCGTTACCGCTAACGATGATGGTAAAGTCTTAAAAGCTACCTATAACGGTTCTGTTGGGTCGTTTGCTTGGGATGCTGCGCCTAGTGGTGTTCCATCTATAGCTTCGGGTGATGCTGGTAAGGTATTGGGCGTTACTGATGACGTAGCGGGAACTTTGGGTTGGGTTGACCAAACCCCGGCACAAATCCAAGCCAACTGGAATGAAGCAGATAGTTCTAGCGCGGCATACATTCAAAATAAGCCGACTATTCCAGACCCAGCTAATAATGCTACCATTACGGTGCAAATCGGGTCTACCTCCATTGGTTCGTTTACTACTGACCAGCTTGACAGTTCGACTATCACCATTCCAGAAGCATCTACTACAGTTACTGGTGCTATGTCGTCTGCCGATAAGGCGAAACTAGACGGCATTGCCGTTGGTGCTCAAGTCAACGTAAAACCGAACTGGGACGCTGAGAGCGGTTCCGACGCGGAAATTCTTAATAAGCCGAATTTGGATGCTTATGCTCTGTCATCTTCGTTGGCTACTGTCGCGACCAGTGGATCGTATAATGATTTGATAGATAAGCCGACGATTCCGTCTATTCCGGTAAATGATGTAAAGGTTGATGGCTCGTCCGTGGTGAACTCTAGCGGTGTTGCCGAAATAACGCTTCCGGCCTTTACACAGGTTAATTCTAGCTGGACTGAAACCGACAGTTCTAGTCCCGCATACATCCAGAACAAGCCGAGTTTTGCTGCAGTGGCCACGTCTGGCTCTTATACCGACTTGGCTAACAAGCCGACGATTCCGGATGCGCAAGTACAGAGCGACTGGGCAGA